GTCTGTCTGTCTGTCTGTCTGTCTGTCTGTCTGTCTGTCTGTCTGTCTGTCTGTCAAGATTGTGTTGTGGTAATGTGCCGTTGTCAATAAGCTGTTTTATCAGCTTGTCAGCCTTTTCATTGTTGATGTAATACTTTTCATCTACATTATCCTCAAGATAGTCTTTTAACTTCTTTTTGAGTGGTATAGGCTGTGGAAAATCATATGAGTAATTGCCAAGGAACGAAAACATAAAGCACCTGTTTCTGTTCTGCGCCACTCCATAATTTTTAGCATTCAAATCTTGCCAATAATTTGTGTACCCTAAACTCTCCAGGAAACCCAACCACTTCTCAAAATCATTGATGTTTTTCTTGCCGTGCACTTGTGGCACATTTTCCATGAACAAAATCTGTGGTAATTCTCCGTTGCTATCTCTGATTTCTGTTAGTATTCTCTCAACTTCCCACAACAGACCGCTTCTTGTGCCACTTCCCTTAGACATTCCGGCTTGTTTCCCTGCAACTGATAAATCCGTACAAGGGAACGAGTAAGTAAGTAAGTAAGTAAAGGTTTCTGTGTCACAGATATTCAAATCTTCTGCATGAGCCTTTGTTATGTCCATTGTAGGAAAATCCGTACCATGTACTGCGTTATAGCTTGCAATGGCGTACTTATCAAACTCCACAACTCTGTAATGTTCAAACTTAGCACCTATTCTCTTTAGTGCCATTGCCTGGCTTCCGTAGCCGGCGAAAAGTTCTATTAAGCGAATAGGCTTTGTTATGCTGATTGGTTCTCTTGTGAAGTCAAATATGCTCATCTGATTATCACAAGAATAATTTTCAAAATTCATAAAATCTACCAAAAGGAAACCTCGGTTTTATGTGCGCACAACCTATTCCTTTCTGATAATTTTTAATTTAAACTTAAGTAACACATAATTCCACAATCCGGCATAATCTCTGTATTCATATCTCCCCTGTTCGGGTCTAATTCATCAAGATATACCGGACCGTTTTTGTCTTTCAACATGGAGTGTCCGACTTCTCTTTCCAACTTCGCCCGACTTTCAAAGACTTCCGGAAAATCCTTTCTTATATGGTTCCAATAACCCATGCCACCTTTTATACAGCCGACACAGTTATTGTTGGCATATCCAAGTTCGTACATCTTTGGTCGGGCAAAATCAAAAGTCCGTTCAAACAATCCGTGTACCTCTTCTTTCGACAATCCTCTGTCAATCAATGGGAACTCATGTTGCGCCTGTGGATTAGATTCAATGGTTCTTTTGGCTCTTTCAGTTTCCTTAAGGTCAAATCCCCACACATAAGTAATCTCGTAATCCGTGTGTCTGGATTCCCACTCTTTACGAATCCGCTTTTTCAGCCAATTAGTACATGGCGCAAATCCGTTAGCCGAATTTTTAAAACCGCCAAACACTCTTACGCAATCTTCTACATTTCGATATTCCGTTGATCGTAGCACTGTGATTTTCTTTCCTATTGCTTTCTCGCAATCTTTAATAAATCTCATGCTGTCTGGATGTTGGTCTGCAATGTCAATGTAAATCCATTCGCCTACATCTCCAGCAAGATATCCTGCCATAAAACTTGATATTCCTGCACTTATCCAACATACCTTTAGTTTCTTTTTTGTCATAACACCACGCTACAAATCCATGTATCGTGGATAAGGAATATAGGCTTCCCATGCTGACGGTCTGAAACTCACATAAGTCAAATATGCTATATGTGCGCTACTTCAAATTCCACCTTATCGAATCATCAACGCTACTATTATTCCCTTTATGCAAAATCTTTGACACCTTTAAGTTGCAACCTCGGTTTACCGAGGATTCGTTATTCCTTTCTTTCTTCTAAAATTTCGTCTAAGCAGGTGTTATAACCTGCTTTCATATCTTCTGTCCATCGACCGTTAGGATAACACGATAATGTTACCCAGGTTTCTTTCTTCTCTGGCAATTCCCGAAGCGGACACCAATCCGGTTTCTCGTAGGTTTCAGAATTAACTGCTTTTGACACCTCGAATGCTTGGCAACAATCTTCTCCGCCATTGCTGTTAATATGGCAAAAGTTGCAACCGAAACATGATTCCGGCATATCCATAATCAATACTGCTTTAGGCATTTTCATTCCCCCTTAATGCTGATTTAGCAATTATATTTTTTATCCATCTTGGTAGCATACATTTCCATATAGGAACTCTAAAATCGTAACTAAATAGACAACCGCAATCGTCACATTCCCCCTCGTAGCTTCTTGTTTCCCACCCCATAGGGCAGTTTTCGCAATCTCTATCATACCAACAGCTTATCTCTGTGTACTTATCCCATCTGTTTGAATTTTCAATTGGTCTTCTACAACGCTGTGATGTTATCCGCATATTACCAATGGATTTATTCACTTCGATATTTTTGTGAATTTTTAATATCCTCATAATTCAACACCTCCACTATGTTTCCGGCTTCTCGCACCGTTCAAATTCAATCACCCACACCCACGGATTCGCATTCCAACCGTAGCTATCAAGATCAGATTTTTTGATGGTGCTGTTCCAAAGGTTTTTCCACTCTTCCATTGCAATCTCCATGTCTCCGGCATGAACTGCCATAGAAGAAAGCCCCTCATTACGAATACTGTCAATGGTAATCCCCTGTAACTGCTCCACACTCACATTCGTAACCTTAAGCCAGATCCGTGCGGCTTCTTTTGGCATGTGGATGGATGGGTGCCACCTTGCATCTCCATATATTTCATCTGTTGCCCGGTACATATAACAGCCACAGCTTTTATTCAAGGCGCTCTGTTGTGGTTCTCGGTAACAATTTCCATGTTCGTCTCCCTCGCAACAACAACATTCAAAATATTCCCAAGTTTCGCGGACATAAAGAATATCGCCCGGCTGATATGGAGCTTTGTATGCAGTATTTATCAGTTCTATATCTGTCATATCGCAGTATGGTTTGAACATGAGTTTCTTTTCTTTCAAGAATTCTTCAGGTGCTCCATTTTTGCATTTATCCGGCAACATCCCTATGAACTGTTGCGGTTTCACAACTCTTCTGGTGCAACTCTTTCGACTTTCCAGAATTGCCCGGACCATTTCGGTATTGAATAAAATTGGTAACACTCTACTCATCTTCTGTTCTCTCCTTATAGCAAAAATACACAATCGGATTGCTAGTATCACATTCACAGTTGTTCCAGTCAATATCTTCTAATGCTCTGTCTTTTGCAATCTGTTCTGCTTCTTCCTGTGTATCAGCTTCGATGTCATCATAATCAATCGAAAGTTGCAAACCCACGCTTGCATTCCACTTAGCCATTCACTCCACCGCCTTTCACAATCTCGATTGCTTTATCAATAAAATAATTTGGGTCATAATCCCGCAATAGGTCTTTACATTCTTTTCTAAGTTCATCCAACTGCTCCACAACCTTGTCCGGGTCGTAGGCGGTCGGCTGTACATCTATCACGCTCGCCAATGTTGCCAAACTTACTCTCCTAAAATCATCATCAGATTTACTCGCACGCATGCAATATTCTTTTAGTGCATTTGCATCAATCAGTCCCATCGTTTTTATCTCCTTTCTTCAAATAATCAAAAACCTCATGTCCAATCATCGCTACAACTGACAGAACGCAAAAAGCTCAACTCCAAATTCTGTTAGAATGTCTAGCCTAATGGCTATAAGTATTAGCAGAAAGAAATTTATGTACGATTGAAACATCATTCTTCATCACTCCAATCCAACCTACAACCGCACTCGCTACAGTAATTTGGTGCATTGTTGTTATTCATTATTCCTATATCGTGGCTGACTTTGATTGTGTTTCCGCATTCACAATGGAATACAGAAAGAGTATCACTAAGGTTATGGTTAAATATAGGCTTCTTCGCCGTCTGCTTAACCGCCGCCCGACATTCTTCCAGTGTGCCGATTGCGCGGTACTGTTGTACTTCTTCAAGTGCGTTGATTGCTATAATATGTGCATTTACGCATTTATCTGTATAGCACTCAGCATCTAAATACCTTTTCATAAATTCGATTGCTTCATTTTCTGTCATTCCTGCACCTCCAACAGCTCCGGGTTGTCAAATATGTTGCCGATAACTTCATATTCATTATCATATTCAAGTCTGTGCTTATAATATTTTTCGTTAGGAATTGTACATATAATTTCAAAATCCCTAAATGTTATAAGCGTATTCACCTTGCTATTATTTATTTTTACAATATCATTTTCCCAAATCAGCTTGCCGTTAATGTCCTCGCGTCCTGTGCATCGGCAGATTGTATCTGGAATTACTTCGTGCATTACAATTATTCTTCCAGTCTCATTCTTAACATTTACAACATTGCCCACAGGATGTATGTAATACTTTCCATTGGAAACAATAAGATTTCCAGTAACCCAAACATTATTAAATTCTCCTTTTTCTTTTGGAGTTGTCTTAGCTTTATACAGATATCTGTCTTCCATATTCTCTCCTTCTCTCCTATTCTGCTTCTGACTGAAGCCACTCTTCCCACTCGCTATGTTCCTCTTCGCTCGGAAATTCATGTTCCATCCACTGATAATCTGATTTTACTTTGCAAAGAAACTCTGCTAACTCTTCATCTGACATATTCCTTATCCTGTCGGCATTGGTCGCTTTCACATCAACAAGTTCAAAACACTCATTACGCCATTTCAATACATTATCAATATTGAATGAACTGTAACCTACATGGCAATAATCTTCGCCGACTTTTTTGTACTTGATTTCGTAATATGGCTTGTTGTCTATCATCCTTACGATAATTTCCAGAGATGTAACTTTGTTTTTTGTATCATCATTTTCTGAAACTTTTCTATCGCATCTGCGACAAGGCTCTCTATCTCTTGAATTGCTGTTGCGCTGGCGGTTACAAGAAATCTTTTCTTCACTATCGTCAAATGCTTTTAAAAACATTTCAGCAATTTCTTTCTCGTATCTACCACACATACCTTTGCAATCAATATCCGCAATAACCCTTGAAAAGAAATCTTTGAATTTGTCAGCAATATAATCTCCTGTGAAATCTTTAGGTATGTCAATTACTACTTTCATTTTCTCCACCTCTCAATTCTTTCAGTTTTGCTTCTGCTTCGGATTTTGTGAGGAATACTGTTTTACCAAATTCCATTACATCAATTTGACCAGATAAAGTCCTATCATTTGATTCGTAATCGCAAAACAATATAGTTTCTCCATCTTTAAAACAATCCAAATGGAAGTCCTTAACTGTAAACTTGTCTACATCTTTTCCAAATCCTGCAAAATCAAGGAAAATTTTATCTCCCACCTTGCAAGGCAACTTGATAAGTCTGCCCTGTTCCTCTAACTGCTGATATTCTTTAAATTTTGTCAAACAGTCAGCCAACCATTCGCAATCTTCTGCACTTCTGGTACAAGCAGTGCGCATAGGATTGTCACTCTCAAAGAAATCCGCATGGCATCTATGCTCTTTTGCTTTTTCTTTTGTGTGTTCTATAAATTCATCAATATTCATTGTTGCTCCTTTCTGCTTATCAAATTCCTTTAACCTCACTTCGGCTTCCTCTCTTGTAAGGAATATTGCTTTTTCAAAATCCTCAAACAAGAACTCATAACCATCAACTGTATACAGGATCTTCTTTCTAATCGGCGTCATATTAACTTCTATTTTTTCAGCATCAAGCTTGTATACTTTCCTATCCTTTATATCAACAAAATAAATATATTCAGTACCCAATGGATACGGCAACCGCAGAAGCAATCCCTGTTCCTCTAAATCCTCATAAGCGGCAAGTTTCTCCATTGCGCAGTAACCTTCTTCGCAGTTGGTGTAGTGTGAATTAGGCTTTTCGCCATAGCACGAATACAAGGTTTTTAAGACTTTTTTCTCGCAATTCTCTTTTACTAAGATTCCGACCGCTGTCCGTTCTGTTAATCTCTCCATGCCTATTCCTCACTTTCTGCCAGCTTTGCCATTTTCCAAGCGCTTATATCACTACTTCCACACGCACTCCAAGATGTTGCTCCGTATCCCCATGCGCACACTGTTCCGTTCTCGTATTTTGCAAAATATCTTTTTTCCACGCATTTTTTTCGCTATCTCTTACCAAAATCGGCGTATCTACCGCTACCTTACTCCAATCAACAGGTGGCTCAACATACTCTGAATTAAGCCATTCACGGAAATTATACGTACTTCCTTTGCACGAATCCAACCCATAAAAATCACAATCTTCACATTTAATTTCTTCGCAAATTGCAGGCTTTCCATTTTTTAATCCAAACAGTGCTGTGTTTGTCGCAAGTTCTATAATCTTATCTCCATATTTTTCTTTATTCGTCATATTAAACCTCCAAATCACATACAAACTTAATCTCATCCGCCAAACTTTGTGCTATCATCGGCACTGTTAACTGAAACTGCTTGTAATTAGCCAGTGTATCAATGTAGTCGATGAACTTGTCCGTGAAATACTGCAACTGTTTCGCTGTTATCTTAAATTCCTTTTTCAGAATCGTAAGTGTCAGTGCAAAATAGTTAAACAAAGATGCGCTGGAAAGCCTGTAGGCTTCACGCTCGATACAGAACCCTTTCTTTGCATACAGGGTCATTAACTGTCTCTGTGGAATTTTTCCGACTTCTTCTTTGATGTCGATTCCGTATTTACTTTTCAGATAAACAGACAAGTCCTTCCCGGTATTTCCACCGGACGATGCTTCATCTAAGTAAGATTTCAAAAAATCCTGCAACCGGATGATTCTTGCCTGTCCGAAACCGAATTTGTCATGTAGAATTATGTACCCGATCACGACAAAATCTTTGTATGATTTTTCTATAACCTTATCAGCATTTCTCTTTTCAAAATCATTTCGCCCGATAATCCGCATTTCCTGTTTTGTGTAAAATGTCGGCTTTTTCTTCCGTCTCAACGCGTTGCTCATTTCTTTGCTTTCTCCTTTCTGTATGTGATTTCCAACCATGCAAAATGGCTCAATACAAGCTGTCTTGCACGCTCTTCAATCTCCATTCCTTTGTATTTGTTTATCAATGATTCTCCGGCTTTTACAACTTCATCCCACCAAGAATCAGAGTTGTCCGGGGAATAGTATTTCTGAATGAATTGCCAATAATCCATAAATACTTGCCATTCTTCCGAACCCTTTTCGATCTTTGCACTTGCCATAACTACTACCTCTAAAACGGACAATTGCCATTGTATGACTTGAATCCGTCCCCACGTTCTTTCTTTTTGATTTCCGCTACAACATCATTGAATGGTTTTTCAATTTCAACGAATTTCATATTTTCGCCAATAAACTGTAATACTTCTTTCATAAGTTCGCCCTGCCGTTGCTTTGCAACTTTCAACCCTTTATATTCTCCGCTTTCATCCAGATTCCATAAAAAGAAAATATTCGATGCGTCCTGCTCAATATCTCCGGATTCTCTCAATTCTGACATTGTAGGCTCTTTGGTATCTCTGCCCTCTGAAACTCTGTTCAACTGCGAAAGTGCGATAACCGGAACATTTAGCTCCATTGCAAGTGCCTTTAATGCTTTTGAAATATCTCCGACTTCTGATGATCTGTTGCTGTACTTTCGCTCTGCTTTAATCAACTGCAAGTAGTCAATAATGATTGCATCAAACTGCCGGTAGCGGCTCTCTGCCTTGATTTCTCCTACGGATTTTGAACCTGTGGAAATAATCACATCATAATCACACATTTCATCGTTTGCCTTGTCGAATTTTTCTTTTTCATCTCCAAGGAACGCTTTTGCCCTCCGGACGCGCGTTAGGCTTATTTCAGACAACCTTGAAACGAAACGTTCGTAAACCTGTCCTTCTTTCATCTCGAGGTTGAAATATCCAACTTGGAGTCCTTTTTCTGCCATTTGTCCGATCATCTGCGTTACAAATGCGGATTTTCCAATTCCCGGTCTTGCACCGACAACAGTCACGTCTCCACCCTCTAAACTTCCGATGCAATCATCCAATTGATCGAACCCTGTTTTTACGCCGCCCTCTCCAACGTGTTCGTTGAAATATTTTTCCTTGTTTTCCTCAACGATCTGCTTTAATGATTTTGACCGAACTTTCATGTTCTTCTGCAATTCTTCCAACCTTGAAATGCTTTCAGAAATAGTCTTGTCAATGTCCCCCGGTCTCAATGAAACTCTCTGATAAAGACTTTTGACCTCTCTTGCCTTGAAATCATTCATCACGACTTTGGCATAAGCAGGAGCTTCAACCGATGTCGGAGAAGATTGTAAACAAGACATAACGACTCGCTTATATTCATCTTCGCTGTACTTTGGGTTGGTCAGCGATTGTGCAAGGGAAAGAGCCGTTATTTCTTCGCAATTATCTCTCATTGCAAGCATTTTTATGAAAATGTCCTGTCCTATATCATCGGAGAACATATATGGCTTAATGTCCGGAATCCTGTCGAGAGAATCAGAGGATATAAGTACGCATCCGATAAGCCCCTGTTCTGCTTCTGTCAACTGTCATCACCTCGTTTCTCCGCAATCTGCAACCAATAGTCGCAATCATTTTTCAGCCAATCAACATATTTTGGAATGTATCGAAAATCCGTATCGTCTGGATTCTTTTCTTGATAGTCACTCAAATATGCCTCTGTGGCTTTGTATAACAGCCGTGCAATGTCCGGTTGGTTCTCTTCGATAACTTCTAGCACCTTATCCATCCAAGCTGTTTTAGAGGTACTGTACGCTGTTTTCTTGGGGTATATATCAAAAGTCTTTTTCCATGCATCCTCAAAATCGAACAAGGAAGAACTTTCTTTTGTATTTTCTTTCTCTTTATCTATATCTTTCTCTATACTCTCTCTCTTACTCTTATCGGACATGGGTAGGACACCTTGCGGACATTGTCCTTTTTTCAAACGATAATCACGTTTCTTTTCCGCCCACTTTGTTTCCGAACCGAGCATTTTCTGAACTTCATTCATGAAATATGTACCATCGTCAAGAACTTCCATCATTCCCAATTCCTCAAACACCTGAATTGCACTGCGCACCACATCGATGTTTGTGTTTGTGATCGTAGCGAGCATCTGTTCGTTGTATGGAATCTGCTCACTAAATCTAAGATTTCCGTTGTGGTCAACGCTTTCGCATAAAAGTTTGAGATAAAAAAGAATATAATCTTTTCCGTTTGGCATATTCTCAACAATTTGAATATCATGCCGGCGAAAAAAATCACGTTTTAATTTCAGCCAATAGTAACGTTTATTTTCTGCCATCTAATCACTCTCCTCATATGTATTTTCAGAAATCAAAGCCATAAACTTCTCATACTGCTTTTCAGAAACTTTGTTACCATGTTTCTCTGGCTTCAAGCGGATTTCAAGGTGCTTTTCAGCTATATGCGACAATTCCTTGGCAAGACTCTTTTTGCCCTGCTTAATGCCGTCATAATAGCCTTTTGCCGGTTTAAATTCGTTTATCTTTTCTTTTCCCGTGCCTTGACCGCCAGCCGTTTTGTTGTAACGGCATTGATAACCTTTCTTTGTATATTCCAAAATCCAATATTGTTCCATTTCATCAAGTTTCTCTCTCGGATAATGGATAAAATCCAATTTCCATCCATACGGATTTTCTTCGCTATAAAATCCTCTTTTTTTAATCGAAAGATCTATGTGCTGATAACCGGATAAATGTGAAATATTTCTCTCTAAGCAGTCAACGCTCTGCCCAATATAAAAGTAAGATATACCGTTTTCATCAGTCCTCGTGTAGAAATAAATTCCGCTCTGATTTTTCATTCTAGGACAAACACTTAATATCCGTTTCTCGTTGTTCTTTTTTATTGCATATAACTGCTTATAATTTACATTCGGCATTTTCTTCTACCTCTCAATGGCGTTGTTAATATCTCTTCAATAGTCCAACCCATACCCTTTCTATGTAATAAGCAATGTGCATTTATACCTACTATTTCAGCCCACTCAACAACCCTATGGGTTTGTCCGTTATGCTCCCAAACAGGCGAACCTGATAAATCTTTACATTTTTTACTGCAATAAACCGCGTCATTGTAATGACCGCCTCTTTTGGCGTTAAATGATTTATTGCAAATAGGACATATTTTCATATAGTCTTTTGTGTTTGGATGCTCTCTGTAATAAAGAATCCTTCCGCAGTGATTGCTGCATGTTTTTTGCCCATTTCTCTTCTTTTTCACAAATTGCTTTCCGCAAACAGGACATTTTAAAAATTTTTCATCTATAGGAATGCTATTTCTTTTGTTTTTAGCTTGTTCTGCATTTGTTACAAACCTGCAATTGCTAGGCTCGTAATTCCCATTAACATCAATTCTGTCAATGGTTAAAATGTTCAATCCCTTATCCGTCTTTTCTTCTTTGTACCCGTTTGCGATCGCCCAATCGTGGAAACTTAGAAAATCATTCTTCCATTCATCACACATCACAATCCCTCTTCCGCCGTAATTTTTATAGTCGCGAGAAGTTTTGCAATAGCAACGATATTTAATACTTTTCCACAGAGGGTACAATCTACCGCATTTATTTGACAATCCGTGTTTATATCCCACTCGATCACTTCCTCTCTAATGGCTTCATACTCTGCATAGCCACATATTTTCCATAGCTCATGCCAGATTCACGCGCCAATTTGCTAATTAAGTCGATTTTCTTATTATTGCTAAGTTTCTTCTCCTTGCGCTTTACTGCATCGCAATCTGGACACAAATTTCTTTTGCTTCCAACTGTCATAAATGTTTTCCCACACTTAGGACACTGCTTTTTAAACACTTCTTTGCCCAATGAATCTTGATGCCTTGCGAGATTCAGCCTGCTTGTGCATCTTCAGCAACAACAAACTTGCGTACTCCTTTTTGGAGTAAACTCTGTTGAACAATATTTACAAATCCTAATTTCACTCATAATTTTTTCTTCCGTAGGCGGCATATAGGGGGATATGCCGCCAAGTAATCAATGGCTTACAATAAGCTTGTGATAACTATTATTCGCCATGCGTTAGAATGGTTTCTTTCGCTTTTCAGCCGGTGTTTCAACCTAGTTATTCCTCGATTACTTCAAGTTCGTAATCGCATAAAGCGCTATACTCATCTGAACTGTAATCGACAATCTGTTTTTCTGGTGAATATGCCGATTCTTTTGCGCAATAAGGAGCATTACTATCTTCTAGTACCACAACTATTTCCCCATGCTCAAAGAAGTCATCAGTATCACTAATCACCCTACATACTGTTCCTTGCTTCATACTTTTTCTCCTTTCAGAACGGACAAAGGTTCATATCAACCTCTAGCCCTTTTTCTGCAACATAAACATTTGCTCCATATTCAATTGTTTCTTTCGTTCGTTGTAGGAATAACGCGGGATCTCCGCTTGTGTCCGATAAGTGTATTAAAACGACATTTCGTAAAGCTGGATTGTCGTTCGTCTGAATAAATTTAAGTGCCGTATCAAGGCTCATATGGCCTCGCAAACGGTGTTCGTAGTTTGGCTCGTTCCGGTCTACCAAATCCATGCTATAGTTGGCTTCAACCATGATATGCTCAACCTTTATACCGGAAAAGTCATATCTGCAATATTCCAAGTCGGTCAAGAATAACAGCTTTCCCATTTCCTCATGCTCAATTAAATAGCCGTAGCACTCGATTTCCGTGTCATGCGGTACATTGAATGGGGTAACTGTAAAACTGCCGATTTGCCGTGCTCTGCGTGGTGGAATGGCTATTGTACGTTCTCCGGTAATGGTTTCAAGCGCGGTCTGCGTTTCAAATGCCGTATAAACCGGAATGCCGGATTTCATGAAATCTTTTATGTATCGTGCATGGTCTCCGTGTTCGTGACTTACAATACATCCGGAAACATTTGCTATTTTCCAATCAATCATTTTCTTAAAATCAAGAAATTTGCATCCGGCTTCAATGGCAAGGATTTCGCCACTGCTGCTGATTAAAGCGTAACTGTTGCCTGCCGATGATGAACCGCAACATCGCATAAGCATTTAAACCACCTCACTTTCTTAATAAAAATACAAGAGGATTGGATTCAAAATACATCCAAGAACCGTAAGAATCCACATAACCGGAACATACACCTTGCTTTTCCAAATATTTTCCCTCCGTATTTTCTTATAGATTGAAAATCCAATAATCCAAACAAGCCAAGGAATATATGCAATTAGTCCAAATAATGTTTTTTCCACACCCTACTCCAATTCTTCCTCTGCAGGAAACTGAAATACTCCGCTCAAACCCATAGTAAGTTTTTCGTCAATTCCATCTGGCGGTGTCTGCCCCATCTTTACAAGATTATGGCACATATAAGCCATTCTTAATTCTTCCATGGCTTTCTTTGCTTTTTCTTCGGTGGAATATTTGGCAAACGTCTGATATTCCCCTGTTTCTCCGATTGGTTGCAAAAGTACAGCCCCAGCATCTTCACACCATGCAATACTCATTTCGTATGGGAAATCCATTGTTCCGTCCTGTGATATAACTCTCATAGCAAACCTCCCTAATCTTTCATAAAGTCCGGTACATTCTCGTCATTCTCAACGACTTTCTCCGGCTCGACTGCTGCACTTTCGGTTGAACAAGGTTCCGCCGTAACAAATGGCTCACTGTTGGCGTTCTCCGTAATATCACGCTTGACCTGTTTCTGTAAATCATCCATCGGATATTCCTTGAAATCGCCATCCTCGATTTCTTCCTTGGTATAAATTCCCATTGTCAGCTCCGGGCAATTAAGGCTAGAGAAAAATGATGCTGCTCTATAACGAAGCATTAACTGCGGCATTGTTTTCCACTTGCTACCGTTCTTCTTCGTCCAACCTTCATCATCTGCCATCTGCATATTAACTTCCATGCCCTCAATTCTTCGACCATTTTTCATAGTCCACGCAGTGCAAGAATAAGGTTTTCCGTTCTTGTCCTTGGTTTCGTCGTACTGCAACTCCATGTCGAATTTGTTGCTAGCATTGATAGACGCGATCAAAAACTTACTGCTCCAGCTTGGCTTGCCCTGTATCGGATAAAGGTTCTGCATAACCATAAGTGGGCTGATGTGCATTCTCTGCGCCTGCTCAATGGCGATCAAACAGTTAGATGGATTTTTCTGATACGTCTGCGGAACTATTGTTGACTCGGCTAACGCTTTTGCCATCTGCATAGCCATGATGAAATTGTCGGATGTTCCGAAAATTCCAAGGCTGTAATCGGTAACCTTGTTATTGTGTGTTGCAACCTCTGTCTTTTCTTCTGCCTTTACTAATTCTGTGTTTTCTGCCATAATTACTTATCCTCCATTCCACTTAAAATAGCTTTGATAACTTCTGCCATGCGTTCTTTTTCTTCATTTTTCAATGTATCTGTGTCTTTCTTGGAATCCACCATATCATTTGCTCTCTGCAAAGCACGGTTGTATTTCTCCTCTCCGAGAGCATTCCTTAATGCTGCTAAAAGAGTTATAAATTCAGCCATGATAACCGGCTCTCTTCCGTCTACTTCTATTGTTCCAAAATCTGATTTAATCATATCTATTCCTCGCTTTCTTAATATCTTAAAATCTTAACATCGTTATCTTCGTAAAAATTATTGAACCGCTCATTTAACAGTTCTAATTGCTTCTTAAGAATTTCCTTTGCTTCATCTACGCATCGGAAAAGATTTTCGCTTTTGAGCTTTAATTTTTCAATTCCCAATTCGTTGCAATTAAGATACCACGCATCTCCGCAACCGCAAATTTTATGTATGCAAATGTCGATTCCGTGGTCTTGAGTTCTGAAAATCGTTCCGTTTTCCACCGGCTCTCCAAACTTTGCATTGCTAATCAGCTTCATGCGCATCCCTCACTTTCTGCATTTTTACAAGTTCAAATTCATACATGCTATTCATTGTTCCAACTACAAGATTCCCTTTTTCGTTGATAAATGAACCACAAACACAGCTTGTCCTTAATGTATTTCCAGAGTAATCCGTTCCGTCAGCATTTCTGACGTATTCAAGAATCATTGGCAATCCAATATGTGGGTTTGGCTTCTTTGTGATTCTGCCGATTCTCAATGGGTATCTGCCATCCGACCTTGTAATGTGCGTTTTTGCATCTCGAATATCAACAATGCGATATTCTTCATACTTCTTCACAACCGCCATCTTATCAGCACCGTAGGTATCCACCCACTTCATATCCACTGATTCATCCGTGACCGTCAGCTTTGCACCCTTGGCATTTACAACCGTGTCACCGGCTTTCACAGAATCCTCGGTGCGATACACGTAGCTTCTTGTGCTGTTTGGGAATTTTGCTTTGATATAATTCATTCTGATACCTCCAAAAATTAGTCTTCCGGTTGCTCGAAGGAAACATTTATTGGCATATTCCAAGAGGATTCTGCAATATCAGAAAGCGATTTCAAAAATGATGCTGCAATGCTTTCTTTAAAATTTGTACTCTGCAACTGTTTTCTGATTTCTTTTGCAAATTCCTCTCTGTTTTCATTGATATACTTTTCAATTTCTTCTTTTACTGTTTTTTCAATAGTATTTTTTGCAAGCCAATCAAAGTATGGCATCGCACGCCAAGAATCCTTTTCCACGAACTCGCCCGTGCTGTCCACATACTTATCCGTCATCTCATGAATAGCATCACGAACTACAATTTCCGGATTTCCCAACGCCTTTACAATTCCCGCATTTACTTCTTCTCTAACTGCCGCTTTAATAACTTCATCACTAATGTTCAAACTCATCATATTAGCCATTTATTTTTCCTCTCTTTCCTTTATTTCTCGCGTCTTTCTCGCAATACGGAAGAGAACAATGTCCGGATTCCGCAAAATCAAAGAATCCTCTCTTACTTGCACTCTTCCAACGCTTGCATGACATACACCGTGCATCCGGCTGTGTGACGTTGTTCCCAATTCCTACTCTTGACATTTACACACCCTCGACTTTCAACTGCTTGTCCTCTGAAACGCTCAAAAGGATTAACTGTGCATCCATATCCGGCACATTGAACTCATTCAGTGATTCTGCGTTATCTACGAAAATCGGTACGCTCACACCGTATAACTCGCTAAGAGAACGGATAATATCAAGTCCGGCTACGATTCTGTGACCACTGTTCAAAGTCGAATACGGAACGCCATTTACAGTACACTCACAGCAATCTTTCATGCCGCCATTTAACTGCATTTCAAACAACTTGAAGTTTACTGTCTTAAAATGGCTATTGATAGATTCAGAAACCTTATTCAGCTTGAAACGAATGAACTCTTCCAAGAGGTAAAGCATCTGTTCTTGGTCTGCAACTTTCTGCCCGATTTCTTTCTGTTCGTCTCTAAGTGTTTCGATACGATCATCAATCATAACGTTGTTAGCCGCCTGTGCGATAATCTTATTTACTTCATCAAGCTGACTCTTCAATTTTGCTTTATCAGTTTTCGTGTCCTCAACTGCCTTATCTGCACCCTTGGATTCTAACTCTGCAATATCAGCAAGCAATTTATCCTGTTTAGCCTTTAACTTTGCATATTCCGCATTCTGCATACAATAAGCGAAAGACGGAATCTTAGAAATCTGTTCATCAAATCCTTTGATAATATCAATTTCTTCCGCTTCATTCAGTTTCAATGTGTTGATTGTGTTTTCCAATTCTTTGTTGTTCTCGGTCAACTCCTTAATCATTTCAGCACACGCATTTCCATCATCAACAATCATGGCAAGTGTTTTCGCGTGTTCTTCATTAAATATTTCGATTGCATCTGCCTTTCTCTGCGAAAAATCGGCTCTTAAAGACTCTATTTTATCTTCCGGCAATCTTTGTCCGCATAACGAACAAACCGTTGTAGATTCGTCAAATATCCACTTGGAATCATCAAATTTCTTCACTACTTCCTCGTTGTGTTTTTTCACAAGGTCGGCTTTCTTAAGAGTCTGTTCGGAAATTGATTTCTTACTGCTTTCAATGGAATCCTGCGCTTTTCTGATAGATGAACGAACATCCTCTAACTTCCGTTCGTGGTCATATTTGTGGTTTTCGATCTCGCGTTTCTTGCTTGAAAGTTCGTTATTCATGGTCTGCGCGATAGCTGACATTTCAAACTGACAATGCATTTCTTCGTTGCGCATTTCATCAATCCGCACATCAGATTTCGCCATTAAATCTTCAAGTGCTTCAATCTTTCTCTCTAAGTCGGCTTTCAACAACTCCTGCTCCGCCACATCTACATCAACCTTGGATTTCTCGGCTTCATCAATACGAACAGGGATTTCAGCCTGTTTCTTCTTCCATTCGGATAACGCTTTGGAAAACTTGGCACGAATATCGTCCGTAGACGGTGCTTTCTCCAATTCCTCAATCAGCGGTGCATACTTGGCATCTGTCTGCGCAAGTTCCACATCTGAAACATTTGCAACAAGTTTCATAAGAATGTCTCTCTGGTCTTTCCATTTCAAAGAAGAAAAATACTGCGGATTGGTCAGCATCTTAAACATTTCCTCACTCTGCGCCAAACCGGAAATATAAGTCTTAAATTCAGCTTCATTTTTCGGATAACCGTCAATCTCATAAGAATTTGGGTTTCCCTGCAATGATACTGTATTAGTTCCGCGCTTTTTAACCCAATTCTGTTTCTGAACCTTGGAAAGTTCCACTTCTTTGCCATCAACATCCAGAACCGCTACAACCTTAATTTCCACGTTATCAATGCGGTGTCCATCCTTATCCAATGGTCTGACATTGAATTTTTCCTCTCCGGCACTGTTCTTGTTAAACAGAAGCCATGTAAACGCATCAAAAATTGTGGTCTTACCTACTGCGTTCTGTCCTTTAATACTTGTCTTATTGGAGAAATTCACATCAAGGCCCTTAATACCTTTGAAATTCTCCATATGTAACGATTTTAAAATCATTCGCATTATTACACCCCCACGATTCCTTTTATTGATAACTCATATGTAACTTTTTCCACAACGCGACCATATTTACACGTTTTCTTATATCTCCGGCTCTGCAATCTGCCGTATGTACTCACCCTATCGCCTAAAGCAAGTGAGTCCGTATATTCTGCGCACTTTCCCCATGCAATACAGGTAATCAAATCCTCTTTTCCGTTCTCTCTTAAAGTTTTGAGTTTCACATCACAAATTTTCCGACCCAGTGGTGTTTCTCTAAGTTGCTTTTCCTCGATAATTCCATCAAGACTTACTTCATTCAAAGGGCTATCATCCTCTGGCTTTGTGATTGAATCAGCCATAACGTACATAAGAAAGGCTTCTCCAGACCCTGTTTTTACGTGCCGGGTAATTATCTTCCCATTGACGCATACCGTTCCGCTAATTCCTGTATCGCTGATTTCTTTGTCGAACAGTACCGGAATAATATCTGCAACACCGCTTCTTCTTTCAACTCCGATGAAAAATTTATAAAAAATCTTACCGCTTGATTTATGGCTTTCCCTTGGTGCTGATACAACATCACCGATCAATGTTATTCTGTTCTCCATTGCTTCTCCTTTCCATTTCTCTGTCAAGAACATTTTCAAAGTCCTCTTTATCTTCTTGTTTCTTCTTGCCTTTACCCTGCATCATTGCAACTAAAGCTTTTCTTTCATAATCGTTGCAACGGATGCCACTAATAGTCATGCTTACCATGAGCATTTTTCAATCTGCTTTCTCCTTTCTCGTATTCTGCGGTTTGTTTCCTCTCTTGACAGATCAATGGTTATCTTTATCTCTGCAATCAGTGTTGTTGCAAAGCATACAAATGCGATTACTGTCGGAGCGTTGATAACCGAATCAGATGAATCAAGGAAGCAACAAGTAACCATTCCTATTAAAAAGCTGACATATTTAATAACCTGGTATATCATGCCCATGCTCCTTTCAGAAATTTGTTTACAAAGTAAACCTGTCCTTTTCCGGTAACTTTCGTTGTCTTTGTGATCCTTACTGATCCATCCGGATTCTGCACGTTGCTTTCCTTTACCTCGAACAATCCCTGTTCAACATATCTCTGCTGTGGCATATTCTTTGACGAACCGCTTTTAATAAGGAAGTTATTCTCACGCAACCACTCAAACAACCGCTTCTGTCCTATCTGATATCCGTTCTGGCAGATCAGCTTTGCCAAGTCTCCGATAAGAATTGATGTGTGACTTGTTGCCACTGCATCGGCAAAGATTTCTTTCGGTTTCATGCGCTGATTTTCAGCGATCAGCCTTGTGTTGTTTTCCTTAAGGCTGTTGATTTTCTCGTCAGCCATCTTTAACGCTCTGGCAAATACCTGCTCTGGTGTGTTCCACGCCTTTTCCAAGTCGATGAGGTACTGGCGAATTTCTTTTCCTTTTTCCGTTCTCTGCAACATACAAATCTGTTTTGCCATATCAACAGAAATATCAATATCGTCTACCTCTCGCTGAACCTCTCTGGTTCCCTCGATTTGAACCCGTACTTTTTTGTTCGGGGTTGAAAAATCTATGCCCTGTACGAATCCATACCCAGAATATCTTTCAAACCATTTACTAAAACGTTCTGTACCTTTAACTCCGTCTTCTTTCGATAATAAATCGTATAAATCTCTTGCCGATACTGTCTGTGTATCAAAATTGACTTTCACTAACTCGTCCATTCCATCCAACTCCTTTCTGTACTATAATCGATGTTTAATCATCATCAATACTAATAATCGTTTCAGCGATACGGTCAATTTCGGCTGCAATGCGAATTTTTGTTTCCGTATCTGATGTTTTCTTACTTTCCTCTGCCAGCGTTTCGATTTGCTGGTAGAGGGTATCTTTTAATTCTTCAATGCTATGCAACATTCTTCTCCTTTCTATGTTATAATTCCCTTATCATCAAATAAGGGAGGTGTAATTTTGAACGATGAATATGTATCTGCCTACGCTATTGCTAAAATCTGTGGATATAACGGTTCTTTCAATGATTTCAAAATCAAGTACGACCAATACTGCGAAGAAATCAAAAAATCTCTACCCAAAGAAGAAAATCAATTATCCAGCGTAGAGGTGGCAGAAAACCCATTCCGCAACATAAAACATTTCTAATATGTTTTAATGACCGGAGAAATGGCGGTAAGAACTTTGATGGATAATTCAATGTTTGTATCTTCGATTTTCTTATCGCCATCCAAAATACTTTGGTAATCATCAACAATATCCATTGCTATATGCTGCGCTAATTCATCAAGACCGATATATCTATCCTTGTCTTTCTTTACAATTACAGCTTTTCCTTCTTCGTCTAAAAGCCGGTATCTTTTTTCTTTCACCCTTTATCACCCCTTTCTTCACTATCTTCTTGTGGTAAAAGCAAATAAATATTTTCCAAACGGAGATTAGGATATAATCTCTTTGTTTCTTCATATACGGTTTTGGTTTTCAGCCACTTCCGAATATGGAGAACCTGTTCCATGACATCCATATCGTGAATATCCACTTTGTTTAAAATCTTCTGCAATTCCTTTTCCATTCCATTAAAATAAGAAACCGGAACAACAATTATGTCATTTGCTGATTTAATCTCTTTCAATCTCTCGCCCCTTTCTAATTAAGAAGAGAATCAACAGTTACATTTAAAACCTTTGCAACGGCGTTAAGGTTTTCTGCACTAGGGCAAGATTCGTTCCATTTGCGGATTGTAGCATTGCTAAGTCCTGCTTCTTTCTCGACTCTCATAATGTTTGTACCCTTTTCATTGCAAAGCTGCTTGATTTTGTCGTAAAGCAAATCGCATACCTCCCTTTCTATAGACTTAGAAAATATTCTATTGACATAATGTAGATAATATTCTAAAATAGGTTTGCCGAATGAATTTAAGAACAGTCTCTATTTATATTTCGTAGAACATTTTCTAGTTGATAAAGCTATTATATAGAAGATGTTCTAGTTTGTCAACCCATTTTATAGAAATTGTTCTAGTGAAATGGAGGAAAATTATGACACCGCTAGAAAGAATTAGGTTATTGTGCAAAAAAGCAGGGATTAGCATGACTGCCTTAGAAGAAAAGCTGGAATTTAGCAACGGCTCTATCTCAAAACCGAAGGATATTCCATCATCGAGAATAATAAAAATTGCTGAATATTTTGGAGTGAGTACAGATTGGATATTGACAGGCGAAGAAAACTCCGCATTTTCGGATGAATCGGCTCATCTTATATCTAAAATAAGAAACGATGCAGACTTGGAAAACGCCATAAAAAAGATACTTGCCCTTTCAGATAAGAAGAAAAAGCACGTTTTTGAATTGATTGATTTATTGAGTGAGGAATAGTTATGTATAGAAAAGAATATGGATTTTGTGAATTGGTTAATAAAAATGTTACAATAGAAGTTGAACAAGTTCCATACAATAGCAACGAAGGAACTGTATACGCAAAAGGCAAGATACGTTGCGGTTATAGCGACACAACGTATCATTGCGAAAGAAACGATTGCCCTATATGGCGTGGTCTTGATTCTTAAATTTAATCTCAATCTCGCTCTCTCCGTCATTTCCTTCTAATCTTGTAACAAACGGAGAGTCTATTGACATATTGATGCAATTAAAATCAAGGTGAACAACAGGCATGGATTGCGCTTTCTTTTCAAATCGTATACTGCGCACTCCATGCACAACATGACCGTCAATCAAAACTTCGCAATAAATGCTATCTTCATCAATTGATCTGATTTCAAGCTTTGAATTTTTCATTTTTCAATCTCCTTTACAATGTCAGAAATTATTATGTAGATATAACGCAAAATCTTTGAATCATCGATTTTATCAAGTAATTCAATTATCATCTTTTTAAAGTCCATAACAAAACCCCCAATCCTTATACCCCATTATAGAACGTGTGTTCGGCATAGTCAATCCCCAATTATGGGCGGAGCCATGCCAAACCCCACCCATGCCAGAACTTGAAGTGTCCTTTCGGACAAGTCCATAGTATCACTGTAATATGCATGATTTCAACATTTTTCGGTCGCAAGTTTCGACAGGAAATATCATTGCAGAGAAGCAGAAAGCTGTTTCTCGATCTCTTCTTGCACTTTTGCGCGCCAACGCATCGGCACTTCATCAATTGTCATTTTCTTGTCTACCAAGATTCTGCGCACATAAAACTTAACCATATCCTACACCTCACTTTCTGCGGTAATGCTTGCCAGTTCTTGGATTGCTTCTGCGTTTGCTTCATGCCCTGCTTTAAGCTCATCAATTGCTTTCTCCATCTCCGTCTTTGTGCGAAGACTTACGGTCACAGTGTATGTACCATCTTCGCCCGTGTTCGGCATATATGTAAACCCATCGGATTTCAGATTGGTATATTTCCCCGACACTGCATCGTTGTGTGTAAATGTCACTTCCGCAAGGTTGCCCTCTGTGAAAGCATCCGTGATCGTTTTAATGGCTTCGAAGTTCTCGGCTTTGATCTGGATGTTTCCAAGGCTTGCACCATCGGCAATTTCAAATTCTGTTTTGTTTTTCAAAATTATTTTGTCCATGATTTTTAATTCCTTTCTATAATAAAAATGGTTTATAAGTTACATTCGAATATTTGTTCGATATATTTTCTTAAACGGCAGTTTAAATAAAAAAATTGATAAAATAGAATATAATCTTTCAAACAAAGGTGTGGAAATCTCATATATTGGGGCTGCGTTTATCATCTTGTATCAAGGTGGCGCATTAGGGGCAGCAATATATTTTGTTAATTCTACAAAATATGTTTTCCAATACACTGAAATTAGCGATACTTTAGCCAACTGGAAAGTTACCTTCTCATCTGTTGACAAAACAACTGGAACTTTTAATATTGCATGGAATACAGCAAGTTATTACATTAACCTGATTCCACTATCGTAGACAAAAGATGAGTGGCATATTTCGTTTAGTATACTGTAATATCTAGCTTTGATGTCGAAAACATCATATAACCCATGAATCTATTGTTCGATAGCAATCCAATAAAAAATCCAACTATATTTCCACGAATCAGCAACTTTAAGAGTTGTATTGCACTCAAAACCGTCAGCGGTCACTTTTCTATTATCAACGTTTATCATACCTAAATATGTATTACAATTACGTTCTGCCCACGAAACTATAACAATTGGTCTGCCGTTAAACTTTTTGTTAAATGTTACACTTGTACTTATAATAGTACCAGGATTTATAGCTGAATCGGATTCACTAAATGCACTAGCACCACAATCTATCATTTTTAAACTGCCGTTTAAATCACTTAACTGTTTCGCCAGCGTGCCGTCTATATTCGGGTTCGCCTGCCTTGCATCCAGGGCATATCCCGTCTCCGTTGTTATCTGGTTGTTTACGATACTTTCCGGTTGCAGTGCGCTTCCGATTTTATCCTTTAGTGTATCTGCCAACTTTATGACGTTTTTCGCTTCATCTAATGTAATTGTGGTTCCATCCAAGTTAATACTAAGCGTTCCACTCTCATCTACGCTCATGCTTTTTCCGTCCGGTTTTACAATTCCGGCTTCCTCTGTTGTTGCGATTGCACCGACACCGCCCACAATCGATTTAGACCAATATTCTGTATTGCTCGTTGCCGTTCCTGCCGGAACTTCCTTTTTTGCAAAATACAATGTATTGTTATAAGTCACTGCATCCAATCTCTTATATGCAGCATCTGCGCTCCAATCGCCCTTTGGCACAATTGCCACTCTTCCTGCTATAGCCATTCTAAGCCACCTCCCAATTCAAATTTCCGTCATTGTCAACGACAAAGTTATAAGCAGAATTGTCCGTGTAAATCAACTCCCCATCCTCATTCACATCAAATTCTGTCATTGTGAGTTTCTTGTTAATCTCGTTTTCGATTTCCTGCGCTCGGTCTGCGCTGTTTTTGGAATCTGTGGCAGATTTTGCCGCGTTGGTTTCGGATTCTCCTGCGCTTTTGGCAGATGCTACCGCCTTGGCAGATTCAACCTTAATATCCGCTAAAAAGTTCGGTTGCAACTTGTCTTCTGTAATTGAACCATTCTTAACGATAGACTTAACCTTGCCATCTGTAATCTCAAATACGATTGTATCGGATTCGAGAAATTCATACTGCGTGATTAGCGCGGATAAGTCCACGTTCTGCGCCGTGCCATCGTCAAGCGTGATTACCAACTGTTGCGTCTGCGGATTGTACTTGAAGTTGACCGCCAACTTTTCAAGTTTGGTATCAATGACCGCCTTGGAACCGTTCATCTTAACGACCGTCAGCGTTCCGTTTGATTCATCCCAAAGTATTTCCTTTACAAGTTCGTTAGCTTTGGTCAAGTCAACTTTTGTGGTATCAAGTGCACACACACGATCGTCGATTGCATCAATGCCGCCCTCTATGTTGTTCAGCCTATCTCGATTGATTGCGGTTTTTTCACTTGGAAAATTCTCCCAATGCTCACGGCTATAGATTTTCTGATATGCCATCTGCTCACTTCCTTTCTAACGCGGATAGTCTGCGTTCAAAATCGTTACACCTGTTCTGCAGTTTCTGTATCATGGCAGTATTCAAAGCAATAAACTCTTGATAACACAGCGTATACATATCATTTGCGCCACCATTTTGCTCTAAAAATTTTTCCCATTCCTCATTAGATTCAAAATCTTTTTCGGATAATACCGCATGTTCCAATCCGTAAAACTCATTTTCAGATATGCCACAACATTTCATTGCCTGTTCTACATCCTGTGCAACAAATCCAATGTGCATTTTATCATCATTTTCTATGAGCCTATATTTCATCGGTTGTAGCAACTCAAAAAATCGTTCAAACCGATCGTCCTCTAACAGTTTCCGGAAATCTTTTTTCTTTCTACGGTCAGACGTTGTTTTCCAACCACCGGAAGAATACCCACCTCTAAACGGGTTCTCTGTAGTTCCACAATACACAGAACTAGAACTTGGAATTAAATTTCCATTGCCGGAAATATGTACATAATCACTTATTCCAATGCCTTGTAAATAATATGCGATTGATGCTTTTACGCACTCACTCGCCCTCTTTGCGCTTTCTGCGGTTGTTGCGCTTCCTGCGGTTGTTGCATAATCTGCCGTACTCGCATGATCCCCTATGGCATCCCCATTTGCGTCAGTAACAGATGACAAGTCCAACATAACATTCTGCAATAGCGCATTATTTCTTCCGTCATGCCCTAATATCTCTACCCCATATGCATCGCCACTGTCAAAAAGCAGAGAGTCTATTATATGTACTCGTCCAAGAGCATCCAGCTCGAAATTGTTACACTCTACAATCAATCTGTTTCCTCGTAGCACAATTTGGTCAGCACTGGCATTAATCATCGAAATAACCTGGTCGTTCTCATCCCTGCCCAACTTCAATTCCAATGATGCGTCTAATTGCCCTTCCGCTTTTTGCGCACGATCGACTTCTGCGGAAATGCTATTTGCGGTCTGCTCAAACTTGGTATTTGTCTGGTCCTCTAAATCCTCATACGTGGATTGAAGATGGTCTGCGTTCCTCTCTAACTTTCCGGTACGTCTTTCCACGCTTTCAATCGTATCTCTGATAGAATTAACCTTTGCGGAGTGCGTCTGTGTGCCCTGTGCCGAGATTGAATCTCGCTTGCTTTGTACTCCGGTTAGGGTGCGTTGCAACAGATACGTTTCAACAATCTCTCTTGTGGTATTGAACCGGATGGGTTCGCCAAGTGTCAGACATGGATTGCCGACGCAAGTGCAACTTTTAATCGGTGTGTATGCCGCCTGTTTCATGATTGGCAATAGGTTATTCGCAATCTGTTCCAGCTCTGCTCCGGTCTTATCTGATACAAGAAAATTTCCTGTAATCGAATAGTTGTTTCCGGCAGTTCCAACAATAGCACCGGCATTATCTTCACTTGTCTTGATTTCAAGCTGTGTGATTGCCTTGCTTTGGAAATCCTCATAATCGAACGTGATATAGTGTCCGGTCATAGACTCTGTATTTGCATCAGACGGAAATAAATTGTCTGCCGGAAATAAATCTTCTGCCGGATAAAGTGCGCTTGTGATTGCTTTCAGAAAGACATACTCAAACTTGCCCTCTCGGTTGATATTACCAAAGCATCCGTTAATCTCACAGATTGCCGTTACAACCGTTTTTCCACTGATAGCGGACTCTTCTGTGACCGCGCTTGAATCATCCGTCTGTGTGGCTACAATCGTCTTATTGACCGTCATGGAATCATTGACAAGGCTTGTTTCAACTTGCGCAATTCCAAGATGTGCAAAAAAGCTATCGCGGAACTGCTTAAGCGTCATTGGAAAGCTAAGTCCTGCATACCAAGACTTTACGTCTGCGTTGATAATGTCATACATAGCGTCATATGCCGTAATCTGCCGTTTTGTACGGTCAGCCGTAGGAACATCGGATGCCACCTTAAAAACTCCGTATGGCATCGGATTTTTGCTATCTCCGTCAATCGTTTCTTCGATAGAGATTGTCTTTCCAATAATGTTTCCTGCGGTGTTCCGCGCTGTGAATTTTACGCAATTTGCTTCGCACGCTCCAAATTTTAGTTCAGACTCCGAACAAAGACTTTCTTCAAGCGCAAACGTACCGATTTCAAGCATCGAATTATCTATCTTCTGGTTCGTTCCAACAACAGATATGACCATCTGTTTATCTGTCGCGGAATCCCAATACTTTTCTTTCAAACTGCTATTTATCATACACACCACCTACAAACGAAAATTTGATTGGGTCATATTTTATCTTCCCATGCGCCACAGAATAGAACGTAGGCTGAATATCTGCGATATATCCGTACTGTGTCACATATCCGCGTTTCTCCGGCACGTATGCCGTGATATAGCCACCGCGCTCTTTTGCCTTGGTATAGTTCTTTTCGATATTCTTCCAAAAATCATCAAACTGCTTTTCGGTCAGCATGGCTTTGGTTTCAAACTCAACCTTTAAGGCTTTCAGTTCCACGGCATCACGATGCTCATATCCGTTTTCATCCGTCCAAGGGTCTTTGTCCTGCATATTTACATAGGAACTAAACGTGTCCTGCTTTATTAAACTGTTCGGAATGGTATAATTGCCAAACTTTACTAAATATCCGCCATATCCCATCGTTTACCTCCTAAAAATGGGTATAAAAATAGTACCTACCGTTTGGTAGATGCTAATTGTTCTTATTATGCGTATTTTCTTGATTGGAAAAGGTTTATGATAAACTCTCTTCCGATCTGTGTGATTTTTCTGTGATATACAACCCTTCCACTGTCAAGGACTTCCTGCTTAATATCTTCATAGCCTTTATCGCTATAATCAGAATACATAACCCACGTTCCGTTTACTTTGTACTGAATATGCATATCAGAAAGCCATTTGTTCAATTCGTTCGCACTCCGAAGTCCTAACTCCTTTGCGATTTCCGTCATGGTATATGTCTTATTCACATGGCTAAGAATCGCATTTCTTCTTTCGGCTTCCTCTCGTTTCTCTCTTTCTTCTTTCAGATTTTGCAAAAGCATGATTCCATAATCGGGATTGCTTATAATCTTGTCGATTGTGTCCTTGGTTGCATACGCACCATGCTTTCTTATTGATGGAAGAACCTCCGATGTTACCCAATGTTTGAACTGCTTTGCACTTGGAAGTTTACTTCCTATAATGGCGGAATACAAACCACTTTCATTAATCAAAAGCGACTTCATATTCATACCATCCAAAACGGATGACTTGAAATCCTCATCGTCAATACGTTTCATCATATTGCTTGTTTGCGCATATCCGAGTTTATCAGAAATATCTTTTGCAACAAACCACGGTTCATCATCGACCATGACCATTCTGATCTGTCCGAATATTGGATTTTCAAATACCTCAATGCCGTTTTGAATCTTAAGCATAAGTTGTGATTTTTTCATTCGTGTCTACCTCCATACATTTTTATCTGAATAAAAAAGAGGAAGCCACTTGTGAAATCACATTGGTTTCCTCTTTCGTACAGTATGGCGTTCGAGTAAGTAATCCGCTTCTTCACGGATAAGGTTGTTTCCTTAGTAATAAGGATAGACTATTTTTGATTTTGTGTCAATCCGATTTTGGAATTAAAATAAGCCGTGTTTCCACGGCTTAAATATCATTTACTTTTTAACTTCAAAGCATACCTTTGATTCGTTCCAATAGTTTGTTTCATATTCAAGAGAAATATCTTTGGCATCCTTTGGGATTTCAAAGCATACAACACCTTTTGTTTTCTTTCCGGCTGATAATGTTGCATCCAAATCTTTATCCTTGCTTGAATATGCGCTTTCCATATCATATCCATCCGCATAACAGTTGAAATCCAAAGAAGAAACACATTGATCCGAATCTGAAATATTTACAAATTCAAACTCAAATTTGTAAAACTCATGTCCTTTTGCTGGATCGTCGTATTCTTCTGTGTACGGCTCGGCTTTCAAAAACGTAATCCTCAAATCTTCCGTCTCAACAGTATCCCCAACTTTAAATGGTTCATTAACCTTTTCTTCCGTTGCTTGAGTTTGCGCTTCTTCATTCGATGATATTTTTTTAGGCGTATCATTCGTATCATCGCTTGTGAATACAAACATTGCTAAAAAGAAAATAATAATGCCGACTATTGAACATACCAAACCGCCTATAGCCGTTCCATGCCCCCTGTTTTTCTGCGCAAGTGCTATAATCGCAAATACAATTCCAACTATTGCCGGAAATATTCCGATGACAACGCACGCTAACAAAACGCCTGCTATTCCGCACACTAAAGATGCAATTCCCCATCCACTTTGTTTCATAATCGAATTCCTCCTAAAAATCATTTAACTCATTTTAGTAACCCAAAAGAATCTGTCACATAATAGTCAGAGTCTTCCGAATCTTCATTCCATACAACGAGCGATAGCTGTATGTTGTCAACATTCTTTATTGGCAAACTCACAATGTTATCATCCATTGTCCACCATGTTGTATAGGCTTTCTTATGCGGAGAGAGTTCTTGATATAACGTTCCTTCCGCCATAACATCATTTACTGATGATGTGTCGGAATTAACCGTAATATTATTGTCTGTAATATTTTCGATTGTCAAGCAAGCTATAAGTTCGTCCGGGTATGTTCCCTTCTTTATCCCTGTAAAGTAAACCCTAATGTTCGAATCTTCGTATGCAAGTCTGTTGATTTTCTCTTTCACGGTTACTTTGCAAGACATCACTTTCTTTCCGACTTTAGCCTTGATTGTTGCGCTACCCGATGATACTGCGGTAACAACGCCACTTTTGCTTACCTTTGCAATTCTTGATTTTGTAGAACGCCACTTTACCTTTGCTTTCGTTCCGGTAACTTTTAACTTCTGTGTACTACCAACGTCAAGCGTGATTGCTTTTTTGTTCAGCTTAACAATTGCCGCCTGCGCAACAATCTGTTTCCCATCTGCATTTTGGATTGGCATAGCCGAAACCAAAACGGCAAATGCCAACCCAATCGCTACTAATAATCTTTTTGTGCTTCTCATAATGACTCCTTTCTTGTGATATGATTTATTTAGAATTATATCACGTTCAATTATAGAAGTCACTAAAAAACATATACATTGTCTCCGGTTCGATTGTAATGTTCTCTACCATAATCCCTTGCGGCTTTTCCTATGTCGCTTGTAGTAATTCCGAAATTTTTCTGTAAAATAGCTTGTAATAACTGATTTTGCTGTCGTAATAAGGAAACCTCTTGCGCAGATGTTGAATTGATGGCATCTTTGATTCCGGTAATCTCTTGGCTTCCTGCAACCGCCGGCTTACCTCCTACCGTTCCCATAAGTTCCGGGAGTCCGTTTTCTCCAACAGTTGCTATGCTATATTTGTCCATGAAGCCACCTGTTGCATATGCCTTTACTCTAGGAAGTTTTACTTCCTTAACGAGATCGACACCGCTCCAATCAACTCCTGCTACTTTAGCGGCAACCGACACAACGTTATTAAATCCGCTTAGCACTTTATTTACTCCGCGTATCAGTGAGTTTATTGCGCTTTCAATTCTTGCAATTACACTGTTCATCGCCCCGGAAACACCACTTTTTACGCTCTTCCATAAATTGCCGAATATTCCAGCTACACTTTCTTTCATCTTCGAGAAAGCGTTTTTTATCGGGGTGGTTACATGTTCTTTAAACCAACTAGAAACACTATTCCACACACCGGTTATCGCTGTCTTTGCCGCACTAAATGCTTTCTGAATAGATTCTTTTGCTGAACTAAAAGCATTCTTAATAGGTGTTGTAACATGCTCCTTAAACCAACCGGAAACCACCGTCCATACCGATTTCACAGTTGTCCATAGAACCTTGAATGCGGTTGATACTGCCGATTTCAATAATTCAAAATTCTTCTTTATTGGCCCTATTACCTTTGATTTGAACCAATCAGAAACAACAATCCATACCGCCTTAACAATAATCCATAGGCCCTTAAATATTTGTGATACTCTTGTATAGAATCCTTTGAAAAATCCAACTACCGGTTCTATTACGGTTTTATTAAACCACCCCGACACTCCTTTCCACACGTTGGATATGCTTTTCCACAAATTACTGAAAAATCCAGATACTTTCGAATACATTCCTTTAAAGAATCCGACCACAGGGGTAATTACGTTTGTATTAAACCACTCTCCAACCTTTGAAAATATTCCTTTGATTTCTTCCCAATGTTCCTTGACCAAAACAGTTATTGTAGCAACAGACGCAACGATTGCCCCTACAAGAGCAGCTATCGCAATTCCAATGCCCTCTATTGGTGCTAAAATTATTACACCGATGGTTGTTATTGCAACTCCAACAACCATCAACGCTTCGTTTAACCAGCTAAATCCATTTTTAAGCATTTGCACAAAATTATATATTGCCGTAAATGCTCCTGTTACAACGGAAACTATTCCTCCGATAGCTGATGCAACTGACGATATAGTAGAAGCAGAACCACCAAATACACTCGCCAGAGCTTCACTAAAATTCATTCCACTAAATAGTCCTTCGATAACAAGTCCTATTTTGGTAGCAAATCCGGATATTCCACGCTTAATTGCACCAAAAAGTGCCGCTCCTATTGAAGTTCCTTTTTCTGCGCCAAGTGCAGAAACGATTGCACTGACTATTCCGCCCTTAATTAACAATCCGAGCTTGCTTAAAATACCTGCGCCAAATATAACTTTTCCGATTTTCTTGATTGTTACTGCACCGATGATAATTGCGACCGTCTCTACATCTAAGTTGTTTAAAAACTCTTTTGCTCCGTTCCAAATATCCTTCCAAGAAATTTTACTTAATGCTGTCGTAACTGCATCAAACACGCCTTGCGCCCATGTGTTAAGCGTTTGAGCCAATAATGCAAAGTCAAAGTTTTGGAAAAACTTGTTGATTCCGTCTGCGATTGAATTTCCAAATTGTTTCCAATTAAACGTTGTTCCAAACGAATCTAAACCATGAAGCACCGTGTTTAATGAATTTGCAATCAGTTTTCCGGTTTCTCCGAAAAGCGTTGTGCCTTTCTGCCCCTCAAACAGTCCATTAAGGAATTGGGCTAATCCCCTTCCAAAACCTTCAGCTTTTGCATACACCTTTTTCCATTTAATTTTTTTCATTGCGTTAATTAACGCACCGGAAATTGCTTTTCCAAGTCCTTCAAGGTCTTTGATGTCGCTTTTGAATTTCTTAAAAATCGTGTCGGTCTGAACCAATCCACCACCAGCACCGGTTCCGCCACCAGCACCTGAACCACCTGAACCAGAACCTTTATTCCCCGAACCGGATTTTTTGTCTTTACTCTGCTTTGAAATAACCTTTAATTCATCAAATGCACGAGTTGCCTGTTGGATTTCCTTTTTTGCTTTCTTGGCATTCTTTGCGACATCGCCTGTGTTTTTCCCTGCGCTTCCTGCGGCATTACTTAAATCGTCCATGCCATCAGATGCGCTTCCAATATCATCAGCAAGACCGCTGATTCCTGCTCCTTTGCTTGCTTCATACTTCCATCCGAAGATAGAACCTAAAGCGTTTGTTACCATTTCCGCAAAAGAAATCACCTTCTGCAGAACTGAATTAAGTGCCTTGATAAATGGCTTAAATGCGTTGATTAAACCACCACCAACGACCGCTCCAAGTGCTTTGAAGTTCTCTTTAAGCATGGTTATCTGGTTATGCCATGTATCGGCTGTTCTGGCAAAGTCTCCGGTGATATTGGTTGTATGCGCAAGCACATATTGATAACGCAACATGGCTTTTTCAGCCTGCGTCATTGAGGAAATGTTCGCATCAAGCCCTTGCTTTAATGCCCATTCCTTTAATGTTGCCTGCGTCAAGTCGATACCATAACGCCGCATAGGTGCCGTAGTACCGGAAAATACAGATTGCAAACTCTTGGCAATATCTTCTTGACTTACATCGTAGAATGAAGCCATATCTCCGGCTAATTCGGTCAACCGGATAGACATATCTGCCATTTTCCCCTGTGGAATATCAAGGGCAGTTCCCATTGCTTGGAAACGGCTTGCAAACTGTTTCGCAGACAATTCAGACATACCAAATTTTTCAATTGATGTTTTTGCGAAATTGTTAATTAGGCTTTCATACTGCCCGAATGTCTGCCTTACAACGTTCTCAACCTCTGTCAGTGAGGATGATATGTCAATAGCATCTCTAAGTAGTCTAAATGCTCGGAATAAAGTCCAATACGTTGCATACACTTTTCCGATTGCAGACGCAAGAGAAAATGACTTCTTTGTTACCATGGATGCACTTGAACTAAATCCACTAAATGAGCTTGTAATGCTTCTTGCCGCACTTCCTGCCGCTCCACCGGTACGCGATAATTTTGCCAATGCGTTTGTCATGTCAATAATATTCCGGCTTACACTAGGGGCTTTCGACAGTTCAGACATAAGCTGACGCATTGCAACCGCAAGTTTCGGAATATTTTCAATCGCCTTGGTGGAACTCTGGTAGCCAAGCTGTTTGATTGCAGATGCAAGTTCGGTCAGACCCTTAACAGATGCTGACATTCCGGAAATCCCTTTTAATGCATTGGAAATCTGACGCATAGAACCAGCCGCGGCATTAATCTGTCTGCTGTTGATAGAGCCTAATTTGCTTACATTTCTTGCAACTGCAGAAAAAGTCCGTGTATCAATTCCACGCATTGCCGTCATTGCCCCTGCAAGTCGGTTTACCCCTGTGGAAAGACTATTCAGATTTCCGGTACTAAGCCCGGAAAGCGCGGAAGATAATCTTCCAAGCCTTGTCACAAGCGCATCTATCTGACCGCTTGCCTGTCTTGCCTGTGCTTGGATTTTTATTTCTAAGGTTTCTAATTCCAACAGTTACACCTCCTTTATTTAGTTTTAGAAAAAGGGCGGCAGGATTTGACCCCTACCGCCCTTGAATTACTTTTTCAGTTTTCCCTTTTTCAGAAGAGAAATCATCTTTGAATTTTCCTCTGATGTAAACTTAAAATTGGAAAATCCGTTCTTTTTTGCGATTTCCGCACGATGTTCTTTCGATACATCATCTTCCCCAACCGCTTTTAACGCTTCTACGATTGAGTTTGAGTTTCCCTTATATTTCGGATAATACTTTCCTTTGCTTTTCTTCGCGCCGCCTACAACAATCACTGTATGACCTTTTGTGCGTGTCACAAGAATATCTCCGTTGCGAAGAATAAACCCTGCATGATAAGAACCCATATCATCAAACAAACCGGATTTCAAAATTACCGGTCGTTCATTAGATGTATTGAAATCTCCCACATCCTTGCCGGATGCATAGATAATACAAGCACGTACAAGAGAAGAACAATCGCATTCCGTCTTGACCTTTGTGTTGATGCCATGTTTAATGACTCCGTAGCGTTCCGATTGGTCATAGCCGATGTTTTTGTTGCCACACGCAATCTTCATAGCTTCAGCTAACTTCTCCGCAACCTTATTATCCTTTGCTCTTAACACATTCCATCCCTTAGAATGGTTATAAAACTTCTGCGTAGACACTTCCTGTCCGGTCTGGTCTCCGGCTTTTCCACCAGAATAGCAATTTCCGTGTTCATCGTGCCGCGCACTTCCGATAATTACTGCCATAGCAATACCTCTTTTCTTAAACTATCTTTGGTTTTGGTAAATGTGATTTCCTTGATTCAGCTGCCCATGCTTCTTCTGCTTTAAGCATTTCTCGTATCTCTGCATCGGGATCGTCCGTATTCTGCTTTTCGATGGAATCATAGCAAGTTTCTTTCACGTACTTGCTATTACCCTTGCCGAATGTCGCGTCTATTGCTGTCACAAGTGCTGACGTTGCATATCTGCCAAACCACATATACATTTCCATATCGCGTTGCTTCCATTCTGTCTTATATGCATCCACATAAGGCTTAAGCAACTCTGGATTCATCATATCTATATCATCAACGGAAAATCCGTAGCCTTTCGTTGCCATAAGGTAAAATGGACGGATTTCCGCAACGTAATATTCCCATGTTAATTCTTGGCTTTCGCTTTGGATGGGGTCTTTTTCTTCTCCTGCTCCTGTGTCTGTGCTCTCTCCAACGACTCCATCATCTGCGCTAAAAAACCGTTTGTCATCATTTCCTCCTGCATATCAGCGAATAAATCCATGCAGTTAATCTCGTTTGTATCAATCGAATCATAGAGAATTTTAGACACCTTCTCAAACTGCCTATCGTATCCGTTGTTCGTTTTGTAATCATATCCAAATTCGTCATTGTGATGCATCTGCAATCCCACAAGAAGCGTCTTAGGAAGTGTTTCAAGAAGAATATCTTCCATAGAAGAAATATCTTCCATGTCCTGTGTCTTCATAATATCCTGTAAGATATGTGATTTTAATGATGGTCTTGTTGCAAACTGAATTGTATATTCTTTTCCACCTAATTTAACTTTCATGTTTTACCTTGCCTTTCTGCCCTATATTGGCAAGGGGCAGTGTTGCCACCGCCCCATTGTTGCTTATCTCATTGCTTCAAGTTCTGCGATCGACCGTTCATCCTCGCCTACCGGTGCGGTCGATTGCTCGTCCGATAGGCTTTTTACCCCACCACTGTTACAGTGAATGTTCCATCGTTGTTATCAACGACTTTCAGCTTATCTGTAACAAGCTCTGATGCTGTACTTGGAATAACTGTTACCGTCATTTCAAGGATTTCATCGTTTCCACCTACATCGTTAGGTGTGGCTGTTGCAGTTCCTACATATGCGTACTTCGCTACACCGCCAATACCGTCTGTTCCATACAGATGGATAATATCAAGTTTTTTATCTCCATATCCATCCACCTTTGAAAGATATTCTTTTTCAAGGTTTCCTGTGATTTCTCTTGAATCAGAAGTCTTAATTCCTTTTTCAAAAGTCTGCTGGTCATCTTCCATTGTGGTTGATTCAACAGTGTTTGGAGGCGATGCAGGGCTTGGGACTGACTTAGCCGCAACCAAAAGATTGTATGTTCCTGCAAAGTCAGCCTGTTTTTCCGTGTGCTCTTTTACAATGACACGAGTTCTATAACTTGTTGATGCCATATTTTCTACTTCCTTTCTGCTTATATCTGATCTAAATGCTCAATATTTCCAATTACGCGAGTGGCGCGGAATGTAATCGTGCGCACTTGCTTGGAAATTGTTGGAATTACATTTGATACTTCAAACATTTGTTGCTTAAAAAAAGACACCGCATATGCTGCGATGTCCTTAGTTGCTTTTCTTGAACCTTTGTTTGTAATTGTGATCTGAAATGTTGGGCGAATTGCATTGATTGTCTTTGCTTCATTGGTTCGTCCGGCTTCTGTGCCACCGATTTGTCTGACTAAAAGTGTCGGGAATGTTGCAGTTCCGCCCGATTCTTCATCTTGCGTCACTTTAATTCCTCTTACCTTGCTCTCCATGTACGATTTCAAAAGGGAACATAAGGTATCTTCAAAATCAAGCGCCCAACTATTTAACTCATTTTCCACCGAATACCTCCCTTGCAATCTTTACATACTGTTGAATAATCTTTTGTTCCGCATTATACATAGGCATTGTGGCTTTGATACCGTGGGTATAACGCCATGTTTCGGTCTTATCGTCCCAATAGTACCAACCATCTTCAAAAGCGTGTATTTGCCCCGGATATGTGCCCACACCGAATCCAAGTTCCGGTGATTTTGGGTTCTCTTTGGAGTTATAAAAAATACCGGCTCCAAACTCTACCGCCAACAAAGTATAGAACGGTTCCCTATCTTCTGACGTTACCGTTTTTCCGGTTGCAATCAGAATTGCGTTTGAGGCCATTAACTGCGGTGCTTTATCTACCCTTACCGTTATCGTGTTCCCTAATGGAGATTCCGATATGTGTTGTATTGCCACCGTCTGTCCTATCTGTGCAAGCCTAGAAACAAGTAAATCACATTTAGCTTGTAAACTATCGCGGTACTTTTCTAATTCCTTTATGGTGGCTTGTATGGATTTAGAGGATAATGTCATTGAAATAGTTTTCTTTGCCATGTGCTTTCCTTTTTGCTATATAAGTCCAAGCTTCAAATACACATCGTAAATTTTCGTAGATTGAATAGAAAACCAATCAACCATCTCTTCATTTGTTGCCCAGCAATCGGAAAATCCGGCATTTTCAGAAAGTCCGCTCTCAAACAAGAACGCGTGCAGAATTTCATGTCTCATAACATTTTTGACAAGTTGTTCTTTGTTTTTGCAATCACAATCAGACATATCTTTTACAAAAATATCCTTATCAAAGCCATTGCAAAGTCCTGTTGCGGTTTCCTCATGCTCTTTCAGATGCTCCGGAAATTCTTTTACGATGTGAATATTCCATACAGTTCCAAGGATAGTCACTTCTTTATTCTCCATTTCAATCTACCTCCATGCGACCACCTACTTAATATTCTTCCGAAGAAGAAACAAATCCGTGGTCAGTCCTTCATCAGCAACGCCTTTTACGATGTAATCTGCGGTTTCTGAATCCACAAGTCCATCATCAGTGCGTTTGACTTCCGAACGTTTCCACACCACATCGCCAGCCTTTAGTGGCAAATATCCTTTATCCGTGACAAGCTGACAGTATGATGTGCTATCATCAATTCCAAATTCTTTCACAAGTGCTTCTGACAACTTATTGCTGATATTGGCTCGGAATGTCGTAGGTTCTGAAAACCCTTCAACTTCCTCGCCTTTTGGAATCTTGTTTCCTTCGGAATCTAAATAAGGTACAAAGTTCCCATCGGAATCCTTGTACCCTTCATAGACAATATCTCCATTTTCGTCAGTTTGTGGGATAAATACCCTCTGACCGGATTGAGAATACTTCATTTCCTGCTTGTTAATGTCAAGCATTGATGTTTTCCTCCGGGATTCCGGCAACACTCGTCAGAAGTGATAACACCCCGGCAAGGACTGATGCAGAAAGAACATATTTCCAATCCACCGCACCCATAAATGCCGCCGTTCCAATTCCAGCAACCGCCGCCTGTGCAACAGTCTTGATTGCTCTGATTCCGGCTTTCTTAGTCCAATCCTTCCAATTCCTCATTGCTTTTATCTCCTTTCCCTATATGAATCTCTTCAATCTCATGTTTCATTTTCGTAACCATTCCATTTCCACCTAACGCATGGTACGCATCATACATCTCACAAAAGTTCTGATAGGCATATGACGGTATTTCTCCGATTCTGGTGTACTTTGCATGGTATTCAATAAGCTGGACGCGCAAAAGAAGCATTGTTCCTTTGCTGTTCGCATCCCTGCTTTTCTTTTGTTGTTTAAGAAGCCAAACTATATATCCAAGCACTATCGGAAGTGCCACAAGATAAGTTTGAATCAAAATACTTTTCATTTGAATCTCCTTTTGGCGCACTGCCCACCACCGCTTAATGTGCGCCGCCTGCAACCATAATGGTCACGCTCAATCTTCTTTAATTACATTGCTTTTACAAACGGAAACACTCCAACAAAAAGGCTTTCACGGTCTTTCCATGTCCGGCTCACACCGTTTTCGGAGAAACTTGCCATGTATGCTTCTCCTGCCTGCGACCGGTCGTACACTGCCAAATTGACCATAATGTTTTCATAGTTCTTAACATCACTGTCAATCTGGTCTTGCGTGTATGTGTCCGGATAGTTCCGTCTGCCGATAATCTCTTTTCTTGCCTGCTCTAAAAGCTGTTCAATCAAAGGGTTACATTCTTTTTCATCAAACACAACTTTATCGGACTTTTCTCCGGTCACTTCATCCTCTACCTCTTCTATATGAAATTGTTTTAAACGAATTTTTACTTGTTCGACAAGTGTGTATGACATAAGCGATCTCCTACAGATTAAATTTTGCAATCAGAATTTCTTTCAGTTCCGCACCGCTTGTCGCTTGTGCGTTTTCAATTCCCTGCTCTGCGGCAAGTTTTTGCAAGTCTGCGGTACTCATTCTGTTAATTTCGGTCTTTGTATACCCAACGGAAGATACCGGAGAATTACTCTCCGGCATTTTTTCTCCTGCCTTGTACCATTTTCCACCACATTTAATTGTGTGTGTTGCTACCACGCTGGATCACCTCCTACATAACTTTCATTACAACAACGCTGTCCATTCCCTCAAATGTTGGAAGTCCGATCATGGATACTACGCAGTGAGTATTGATTGGATGGTTTGTAGCATATGTGTAAACAGAAATACCGGTTTCTACGATAGAAAGGTTTCCGTCTGTAAGACTTCCGCTTCTTTCTTCCGGTGTCTTTCCAAATACATAGTCACCAAGATAAACTCCGGCACACTGACAAGATACAATTCCTGTTGGAATAAAGTATTTTGTCTGACCGTCAGCCGGATCAACGTATAACTTATCGTATACCTCGATCTCAATTCCATAGCCGCGCAGATATTCAGTTACCTGTGACTGCTGTAAACGAATACCGCCTGTGTATGCAGTAATACCGAGAACCTGTTTCTTTGTGTCCTCTGCCTTTAATACCATTTCCCATGTCTCTGTGTTCATACTGAATCTTGTCAGAGAATATCCGGTTTTCTTAGCAAAGTTACGTCTTGTCTCGATAAGATCATCAAGTGGTGTTGCCGTTGCCGGAGCGTTCCACTTATCGTTTTCACCGGAAATCTCAACAAAGTGATCTTTCTTGTGTGCTACGCCACCGTCAGAAGTGTACTCGACTGTGTACTTCTTCTTTCCGATATTTACATCAATCTTTGGTACACCGTCAGCCGGTGCAAGCAAGCTCCAAATCTGTCTCTCCGGTACGACTCTCGCGCCCTCGATCAGCATCATAGGTTTTTTGCTGATTTCACGAAGTACATCATTCGCAAGAGAAGAGTTCTCCGCGTTTCTGTAATTGTCGTATTCCTGCTCTTCTCTCTCTGTTACCATGTAGGACTCACGATAGAAAGGCATCTCGTTTTGGATATCAGAGAAACCGCCAACATCTCTTAACTCTGCCTGTGCGTCAAAGTTAGATGCTTTCAGAGAAACCGGAAGTCCGCTCTTTCCCTTAATAAATCTAAGGTCAAGGCTCTCCTGCTTTCTTGTACCAAACTTCTGTCTGCCGAGATAAGGTTGAGAACCTAAAGTCTTTTCATAGTTATTCCACATTACACCGAGACTTCTTGCGGTAAATGCTTCTGCTAATGGTAATGCCATAATTTACACCTCTTTCTTTAATCAAAAAAAGTAACTCTTGGGGTTTTGGCTTTTGCCGTTTCCTCAACAGTTACTCCGTTCTTTGTAAGTTTCGCATTGTCGATATCGCCCGCGTAAACGTAAGTTCCCGGTGCATCCCCCATCGTTACGTCAACATCATTAAGCAGATAACCGACACAGCTTTCATCGTTGGATGGGAATGGCGTTCCACCTTTTACGATCTTTTTTCCGTTTGCATCTGCGCCTGTTGCCATTGCCTGCGGAACAATACAAGCGGCTCCCAGATAAGGGAAATGTTTTAAAATACCAAGTTCTTGAGTAAAATCTCTTTCAATAGGCTTACCCATGATTTTTACCTCCTAAATTACATAATGATTTTTTTCTTCTGCGGTAGCTGAATTGCTTCCAAAAGTAATCTTTTCAGCATTCTCGACATCCGCTGTCTTTTCGTTGTCTTTATTTCCGCCAGCCGTGTCACCGCCCGGATTCGTACTGCCATTTGCAATCTCCTGTTCCTTGGCTTGCGCTGCGGCGGTCTCTTTTTCGGACATAATCTTTCCAAGTTCGGCTGTATCAAAGCTTCCATCTTCTTTTACAATTGTTTTTGCTTGTTCTGCGGTTACTTTGAAATCGGTCATAGCCTTTTCACGCAAATCTCTAATAGCATTATTTTTCTTCAATTCTGCAATTTGCTGATTAGCTGTGTCTAATGCCTTATTTGCCTTTTCAAGCTCTGTCAGATTTCCAGCCTGCAATTCGTCAAGCTGTTTCTGTAAACCATCTGCCGTGTCAGCTTTAGCCTTGTAGCCATCGGCTCTTTCTTTCTCTTTCTTTGTTTCGCCATTGACTTGATTCAGATAATTGCTTACCTGTTCATCCGTAGGTTCTGCCACTCCGATAGCAATAAGGTTCTGTTTTGCCTGTTCTCTCGTCATAATTACCTCCGATTCACTACGCTTTTTTACGTTGGTTGCTCAACTTGTGATTTCTCCTATTTCACGCATAGGTGCAAAATTTATAAAATAAAAACAGCCACCAATTACTCGGTGACTGTCTTATCTTTAAATTTATTATTTTGTTTTATGCCACTTGTCGGCACCAGTTGGGGTTTCTAAAGCTCTTTCTGTTGACCACCCTCGTTTTATTCTTGAATATAATACTTTAGGGTCAAATCCTAGATGCTTCGCCCATTCAGAAACTGTTTTTGTTTCTCCTTTGTATGTCAAATACCTCTTACCTGCGTTTGAATTTTTCTTTACTTCGGTAGTCAGTGCCTTTTCTGCTGAATACCCGTTATTCAATCTCCAACGAATAGTTGATTCTGATATTCCTACTTCATCTGCCCATTCTTGTAAGCATTTTGTCTTTCCTTGATATTCAAGAAAGATAGTATTTGTTCTATTATTAGCTTGGATTTTTGCATCTGTAAATCTGCAATTATTTGGCTCATAATTACCATTTACATCTATCCGGTCAATACTTTGTTCTTTTTGGTGTTTATTTTCATCAAAACCATTTTCGTAAGCCCATTTCGCAAAGTTCCTCGCCCCGTCTTTCCCTAACCATTCCTCGCATACTTTAATCCCTCTCCCACCGTATTTCTCATACTTCCCATCATTAGGATTGTAGCACCTTGCTTTCATGCTTTCCCAAGTTTTATAAACTCTTTTACCTGTCAACCCATGTGTAACATGTCTTGCCATTTTCTTATCTGGCATATAATCATCTCCTTTACATGTATTATATCATAGTTGCTAGCAACTTGCAAGTTACTTGACAATTACTTGATGGTAATTTATACTACACAAAAAGAGGTGATAATATGCCGCAAGGAAAAATTTCAGAAAGTAAAGTTAAAACTACAATTGTTATGGAAAAGAAGCTTAAATCTTCTCTTGAGGTTATTGCAAAAGAAGAAATTCGCTCTCTTAACAATCTCATGGTTAGTATTTTAACTGATTATGTAAAAACAAGAACCGATAGGAATTAGCTTGTCGGTTCTTGTTTTTTTGTATTCTCATTTTCTTTTTTTACCATATCTACTGTTTTATACAAAACATCGAAATATGGCTTTGATTGTATAAATACTTTTTCGGCATCTCCCCATAATCCACAAGTAGATACTGCTATTCTTGGATTTATTCCAGCTTTTAACATTTGATCGAGTGCTTGCGTTTTTGTATATAAATTATCAAGAGGACTATGGTTGATTTGAACATCAAAATCTCTTGCCGTAAGCCCTAAATCATGGTCTTTAATTCTTATTACGTTTAATATTACTTTAGCCAATCTCTTTTCCGATGTTTTTATTATCGGGTCTTTTTGTTTAGCCCTGGTTTTAGAGAAGTCCCATCCTGCCCTTAAAGATACCGCCCCCTGTGTATCACCACCAGAATTTTGCGATTCTCTTGTCGGTATAGCAAGAATGGACTGTGCATTATCCCACAAATCATCCTTTGCGACTTGGCACTCTGTCTGGTTCAGCTCTTGTGTCATAATGTCAACATCTGATTTATTCTGCTCATTATTGGATTTTACCGTCAGCGCATGGGAAATCTTCATTTTTTCAAAGGTTTCCGGGTCAATGTCGCAATTTACAAACTTTATCCAAAACTGAACAAACTGCTCAACGCCATCCATTCGGTTTGACTGCATTGTATTGATTGCATCCAATAGTCCGATCACAAGCTCAATATCAGAAATGCGCTCATGGTTGTTCGGGAACTCAACAATCGGGATTCCGCCAAAGCCATGCAGTTTCCAATCTCGAACCTCTCCATTTACAATCTTGCATTCGTAAGAGTCCGTGTAGCAGAGTTTATACATCTGTCCATCGGCATCCTTAAGCTCTTGGATTGCTAAAAGTGGTTCTTCTGTGGATTGGCTGTAGATAACAAACGTATTCATTGGTGTTGGTGCGACAATTCTAAATGGTATATCTCCATTTGCAAACTGCACCGCCTTAAATGACGTTCCGGTTGCTGATTGCCACTCTCCTGCCTTAATGTCCTTTTCCTGCTTATTAGCATCGGTCAGATAATCGTTAAATTCATCAACCGCATTGTTTATACGGTCATCGTCTTTCCTACTAATAAGCTGAATTGGCTCACCGTAAGTCTGTCCAACCTTGAATTGAACAATCTCATAGGCATGGTTTTCAGATACCTTATTGGTTATATCCGCATTCTGCACCTTTGTTCGGTACAATACAGGCTGATCGCCCTTATAGTAGTTCCATAGATACCGAATGACTGTCTTGTTGAAATAAAATGCACCAATGCAGTTTCCGACAACATTTCTGATATTGTCTGCCGTAATCTGTTCTACGTTAGCATATGCAATTTTTCTTCCATATCTGCCTTTTACAAGGTCGTGAAAATACTGTGTGTTCTTCATATAAATAAAACTCCACTACTGCAAGCGCGTTTTGGTATTGGCTTTGTTTCAATCTTGCCTGTTACCACGCGATAAATCACAATATGATTGCATTTTTTACATTTACACGGATGATCTATCGTAGATCTCCCATCATAATGTCCGGCAATTCTTCCGCAATCCGGACAATATATAGTTGCTTTTTCCATAGAAGTCTCTTTCTTGTAAATAAAAAACACCGCCATTTCTGACAGTGCATTTTACGGGTTATATTCTTTTGGGGTTGTAGGATTTTGTTTTTTCTACTCTTTTAGTATACCATGCAAGTTTTAGGAAATGTTGTGAAAGAGTGTGAACTATTGTGCACTTTTATGCACTCTTTTCAGAGTAAAGCTGTCCATAACGCCTTTCGAACTCCTGTAATGCTCTTTTTCTAAGTTTCATAATGTTCCTGTAGGAATATTTCATCTCAACGGAAATCAGGTTCCAATCTTTTCCATTGACGTAATGTGATGAAAGCACGATATATACATCTGTATTATCCATACTGTCAATTTGCGATATGATAATCCGTCTTTTATCAACCAATTCATCTACAAGCGTCTGAACCTCATTCTGCAAATCAACAATCTTCGATACCGCGCTCCCCATTTTGTCGGGATTGCCGGATGATTGCACATCCACCTCTTTCGGGGATATGGATATAGAAGTTGCCATATCGGATAGCTTCTTGATTTCTTCCAGCTTATTTGCAATCGCATGGTCAATTCTGCTTATCTGTGAAAGATATTTGTCTGTTGTCATATCCTAATACCTCCTAAATGGGTTTACTGCCGCTTCTACTTTTGCTTGTGTTCCGCTTCGCATCTCGTTCTCAAACAAGGCAACTGAATCCGGTGCATCATCATGCTTTACCTTTCCGCTTCTTGTCATGGTCGTAAGTTCTTTCATAAACTTGTAATATTGACTCTGCCTGTCCATTTTCTTGAAATCGCGGAAATAATAATCACGAATGATATTATCTCTCGCATTTTCCATTCGAGTTATTTTGTTTGAACAATTAAACTTGAACCGTGCGCTGCATCTTCCACCTTGTTTTTTCACAATTTCCATTACATCGCGACCAAAATATTCTCCGGCACTGTTACTCTCAAATGTAACCGTCTTTACGTTGTGCTTAATAAGCATATTTGCGCATTCCGGCTTGGTAAACTGTGTTCCGGCATTGTCAAACACTACATCTACGATATAAACCTCGTTGCCGTACACATAGCCAATCGGCATTGAGCAGCTATCTTCTCCCTTATCTGCGCTATCACAAGCCGCCATAATTGCATCTGGTTCTCGATCAACAGGAAGTTCCTCAAAATAATTAAGCTCATTCTCCGCAAACATTCGCCCTTTTGCTTCAAATGGTTCTTGTTGGAACTCTGCCGCCCACGTTTCTTCCGAAACAAGTTTTCTTTCCTTTTGGTAGTAAACGGTTGTGAATATTTTCCGCAATCCCTTTTTATCTTTTCGATAAATCTCCCAATTGCTTTCATCTGTGATTGGGTCAAGTGCCGGAATCGCAACTTCTTTCCATCTCCACTCCAATTCATCAGCTTTATTTTGTAAAGCCGTAATCGGGTCATACAAGCTGTATTTCGTTCCCTGTATGATAATAGGTGTTCCCTCTAATCGTCTACCAAGAACATCGTCTGTTACTTTCTCGCAAAGAAACTCTAATCTATCTCTATTTCGTGCCTCCTCATGGTTTTTAACGCAGTCATCAATATAGACAAGTACATTTGCTTCGGTACATCCTACGATTGCACCATCGATAGGTCTACAGGTAAATGTTGGGAAAATATTCTTGCTCTTAAGGTCGATTGATAGATTTTCAGCACTTTTATAGTCCTTTTCGCCTATCTTTGTTGCTTCTGGAAAAACACTTAAGAATCTGTTGTACGTGCTTTCTGTTTCAAAGCCTTGCAATAAGCCGCCATAAAATCGCTTAACAAGTCCTTCGCCTTTTCCGACACCGAATATACTTCCGTCTGGGTCGCGTCCGCCCATCATCTGCGCCAATTTCAGACCGCCTGTTGTTTTTCCTGTCCTTTTCGGTTGCGATACAGACAGAAAATCCAATTTTCCATCGTAAATTTCCTGGTATGCTCCGACTACAGGTTGTAGCACTTTTCTTCTTGGGAAATAAAATCTTTTCCACGGATCCTTTTCATCAATTTCAATGTAATAAAAAAAGCTGTCCACAAGGTAGGCTGATTCATACATCAAAACATCGTAGAATTGTTGAAGCACCTTGTATGTCGTATCATGTTCCGCAGCATACACTTCTAAGTCTGCAACTCTGCCGCCTGTATATTGCTTGACATAGCTTGCTATAAGTTGCTTTGCCCTTGCGGATATTTTCAATCCATAATCAACATCATGTTCTGTCCTTAAGGCAACCGCTACGGCTTGTATGTATGCATCTATTACCTGTTCATCAACGCCTTTTCTCTGTATGTAGTTTTCATATCCATTTACTGCATTGATTAACTGCTTTGAAGCCAAATAAAAAGCACCTCCGCAAAAAGCAGAAGTGCCTTGACCTCTGCCTATAATTTTTCTAGGTTAGCGACTAACTCCATTTGTTAGCCGGTAATATGCGTAGTCGGTAGTAAAAGCTATTCTTAGCACACCAATATTGTACGCACCTCTTAGTGTTTCGGAAATTATTTAAAGACTATTTTCTTGGTCTGATTATCTATCTAATTCATCAATTCTGTTTTCAAGTACATTTATGCACTCTCTTATTTTCTTATCATCCGAAGGAAACTTCGGTTTCCTATGCTCTATTCTCCATCATATAATTTCACTGTTCCATCTGAATTATAGATAGGCGTGATTCCAAATTGATAACCACTCCATTTTACAAAATACATTACTTTTGTATTTTTATCATAGAGAACTTCGGTATTATAGTAATCGTCTTTATAAATTGTCACTAAATCTATATATTTATTTGCAAAGTAACTACTTTCAGGTTCAATATTACCTTTTGTACATCCGGTCATTCCCAAGCACAATGTCAATCCTAATACAATTGCTATAATTTTCTTCTTCATAAAATCTCCTTTCGTCACAAACAAGTGTCGGATTTTTCTAATCTATCCGCTGTTCTTGACATTTCAATCACTGTTCCGTTTTCATCCTTTGTTGCAATGCAAACTTCCGAAGCAAACGTTCTTATCTGACTACCAAGCCTTATTTCTGTTTCATCATCTTTAAAATTGTAGCATTTTCGCATTTCTTCAATGCAGTTATTCATCTCTGATATTTTCATAATCTTACTCCCTAAATCCTTGCAACTACGTGTTCTTTTGCAATTTCTTCTTTTTCCGGGTCGTAAATAACCGAACCGTTTTTATCAGTCTTATTCTTATCAAATTCGCAAGAAACTTTTACACTTGGGTATCTCAATGGCTTGCAGTCAGCATGGAAATCAAGATTATACACTCCCTTTTGCCATTTTCCGTTAGCATAAATCTTTGTGTAACCGCCTTTTCTGGTTTTGATTATGATTTTTGAACGTGTTTTCTTCATTTATTCCCCCAATAATAAGTTTTAATTCAATATCTAATTCCCTTACAAGCGTCATGAGTCGCCCGAACTTCAAGCCATAACTCGCAATGCCCTTTAGCAATTCCTCTCGCCTGTTTTATGATGTCAAAATATGACATATTAAACTCTTTTTTGTGTTTAAGAAAATGCTTGATATAAAAAAGCATCTCTTTTTCGTACAATTTTCTGGTATTATGTTTTACCCTGTTGTCAAAAATAAGGCAATGTATTCTCTCCATCATTTCCAATACACCTTGAACCCTTTCTTTTTATACTCCTCTACTGCTTTCTTAAGGCTCATATCGTCCTCATACTTTTCATTCAGCATAATCACCACATTGCCTTTTTCGATGCCGTATATGTTGCAATTTGCAAGTTTCTTAGTCGTTCCAAGGATAGCTTTTGCCTGCTTGCGGCTCATTTCATAGGTTTTGGCTCCCATATTAACTGTCATTTCTCATAAACCTCCTTGTTTCCTCAATTATTTTAGAGTCTCTAGCGGAAGTCATTTCAATATGGCTTTGTGGCAGTCTGCCAAACTTTTCCAAAGCATATTTTTCTACCACTTCTCTTGAAATATCTATTCCAAAATTTATCATCACTTCTTTAGATGTCGGTTGATACTCTGATAAGGGATTGTCAATGTTATTCATTCTTCATAAACCTCTCAAAATCTTTCCTACACTTAGGGCATAAGTCATATGTACGACCAAACGGAAATAATATGTTTGAATGAATCTCTTTGATTTCTCCCCTTACGTTTCCATCTTCAAAAATGGGACTTGGAGTAAAATAATCACCAATCGGCATAAATTCAAATTCACTTATTGGTTTTACTTTTATTTCTTCGCCGCACCTATCGCAAGTGCGCCATTCTTTTTGATGTTTCATATAAATCCCTCACTTATCAAATAAAAATCCGTTATTGACCATTCTGTGTTGTTTGAATAGTGTTTTCACACTGGGAGTCCGTGTCTTTTTCATAAAATCTGCACTCTTTAGGGCATATAACTGGGTAAACAAAATAACACTTGCTTTTCTCATTCACGCATGTGTAAGTCGCGCCAAGCATTCCGCAACTTAACATTTCGCAATATTTACAATCTGTAGGTTTCTGAAAAAGTATATTTTGTAATAATTTATTCATTCTTCCACCAGCTTTCTACCGCAGATAGGGCAATAATTGATTTTTATATATCCAAGACAACCGCTGTCTCCTGTGTCGATTAACAAGCCAAATCCATTTTCGTCTTTGAAAATAAAATCTCCTCCAGCGTATCTTTTTTCGTAATATTCATCATTATCCATTGCTATGTTTTTGCAAAAATCACACATATTACACCTCAATCAAAGTAAATTTTCTTATTTTTTTTGGAATCTCACGATGCAAAATACCATCTTTATCAAAATATGGTTCGCTATTTAATAACTGCTTGCGTTCTACATTTCCTAGATACACTCTACTTGTTCTTCCGCCAATCGTGATTTCCCCGAAGAACATTTCCCCTATTTCAGCCTCGAATCCACTTACATCATATGGAGTTTTGCAATAAGGACACACCTTTTTATCGGTTTCAATCGGTGCGCCACAATTCACGCAGTTTGTCATATTTTTTACCCCAATCATAGCAAAAATCGGAATCCTCGTGAGATTCCGTGTCTTTTGTTTGATATAAATATTCCGCAAGCGCAGTGTGCAGGATTCGAACCTACAAGGCGAAAAACGCCCGACCGGATAGCAATCGGCTCCAATACCATTATGGGAACACTGCAAAATTGACAAGATGCACTTGATCAAAGGCTACCAAACGCATAGGGATATTTTCAAGTGTCCTGTCTGAACTGCTTTTGTTGTACTTCCTACTCGCAGCCTGTTTGTTGTGCGTTTCTTTTATAACCACTCGCATACTCCTGTTAAAGAATACGCAAGACCTATCGTTGGGATTGCAGGAATCGAACCCGCGACAACCCGGATATAAGCCGTGTCTTCTGCCACTGAATTAAATCCCAATACAGTGATCGGTACGAGATTTGAACTCGTGTTACCACCGTGAAAGGGTGGTGTCTTACCGCTCGACTAACCGATCATAACCGCCACGAGACGGTTAGCAATATGTTTTACGTGCTATGCGTTACACGATCATGCGCCGCCCTTAACAGAAAGCGTCCTAGTTGGTGAAAGGAGAACCCAATGCCTGAAACTCTCAGCCAATTGTTAAAGTACGTATGGAAAACATACGTGGCTACATGAAACGTCAACATGCAACCAATTAGGCTACCGGGATTCGAACCCGGAATACAGGAATCAAAATCCTGTGCCTTACCGCTTGGCGATAGCCCAATGTTGCATTCGTCCGCAAACGTAATTCAAAGCCTAACGCCGATAGATCAATTATTCAGCCAGGAACTATCGCTTGCGGACTTAAGCTATACCGGATGCTCCGATTTCTCGCTCTGGTGTTCGGCGTCACTATCCAGATTGAGTAAATCTCCGGTGCTGTCCGGTTCCTTTGATTTTGTTATATGTATTCTTTCGACCACGCTCAAAATTGGCGGCAGAAAGTAAATACCAAATATTGGATCATAAATTGCCATGTTGTTATCTCCAAATGACCATAATATTCATAGCAAAAATCGCGTATGAAAGCAAATACCCCATTGCGTTTGAATTGTCTGTCTGCTTTACCTGTCCTCCCATAAGTCCAAGTATTACAAGGGCATCTATCGCCGTAGCGATTATATTTAAAATCATATCAATATCCCCCATATTCAAAACTGTGTTCCTGTTTGAATCGTTCCATTTCATTCACGCTCATACCGAAAAGTCCGGCAGATTCATCAGAATTCGTATGTTCGAAATACTCGCCCTGTTGTGGAAACATGAACCGGAACATAGCGTAATTTGCAACATCACACAGGTATTCAAGGTTTCCTGTCTCTTCAAACTTGGCAAGGCACATTTTCAAACTTTCGATTGCATCCACATTCCCGTTTGCGAAATTCATTCTTGCCGGTCCGTATTTGTAATACGACTGTTCAATCAAACCTTTGCGCTTTTCATCAAAAGCTGTGGAATACTCGGTTTTCATCAATGTTTCATTCATTTCCGTTTCCCCTGTTTCTGTTCCCAGAAATCGCATGAATGGTCGTATTCTACAAAATCAGCAACATAATCGCTTTCATCATTCACGCAAACATAGCCGTTTGTTTTGTCGTATGAGCCATATTTACATGTGCCGCAACATTCTTTACGTCCTGTCATTACACATCGCCCTCCGCTCTGTGGTTTGCTCTTTCAATGTCAAAGCCTTCCGGGTAACGCGCCTTAAGCTTGTCTACATTCATTTGCATTATTTCATCAAGGCTCCAGCCGAAGGATTCGCAAAGCATTGCAAGATACCAACAAATATCGCCAGCTTCTTTCTTTGCGTGGTCAATATCAAGCTGCTTCTCATGGAAAATCCATTTTTTGATTATGTCGTTGAATTCTCCAACTTCACCGGATAGTCCAAGGCAAGCATTAAAGATGCCGCCAAAATCAAGATGCTGTTCGTCTTCTGAAATCAAATTTTTCTGTATCAGATATTTCATATCGCACATTAACATATTTTCAAGCATTCTGTTTGTTGCTTTGCGATCGTTTGTCCGCATGGCTAATGACTGATACTCATTTCCGGTCATATATCATTCTCCTGTCCGAAACACTCTTTTTATTTTTAAAAATTTTTTTGGAAATGTAGTTGCGATTCGCAACGTGAAAGTGAATTGTTATAAATTTATTATAGCCTATTTACGGTGAAAGTCAATGGGTGTTGTTGTAAGTGGCTTTTTATTTTTTGAGGTATTTAAGGGACTTAGTAGCCGCCCGGTGGTCTTTCTGTCAGACTCCCTCCCCCATGTATTCAGGACCATTGTTTGTGCTGCTTTGCTTGGTTCGTTTGCTTTGCTAGAATTGTTTATCATTCTCAAACACTTAGCACAATTCTATATGCCCTAGGTATAACTATTCGCTTAACTCCACTTTTCCGAATAGTTCACGAATAGTTAAAACGCTACAACCCTTGATATTACTACGTTTGTGAATTGTAGAATAATCACACACAATTTAAACTGTATTATTTACCTCTGCATCTGTAAATTGTGTATCGATTGCATGCAATTCTTGGCTCTTTTTCTCGTCCAATCTTGGCAGCTCCTGCGCTGTAATTGCCCTTCTTTGGGTGGCGTTATCTCCAATTCCGGGCTGATTCATGCCGAATTCGTTATTTCCCACGAACATAGTACCCACTGGACTGTTGGAGTCATACGCTCTATCGAGTATGCAATCCTTGCGAGATCGTTGTAATTTTTGCCAAATCTTAAAAGCCAACGAACTTGATTCCTCATCTTTCCACAGGTCAAATGTTGTTGTAGGTATATTACAAAAATAACTGAATGCCACTGTACTTACCAGCTTACTGTAGACATTGGATATATATATATAATAATCACACAGCTTATATAATACCTCTCTATCATACCTATTGCAGTTAGTCGGTATAGTTGCATTACCAAGAGGTTTTAGACTCTTGTCTTTTAGTACCGATGTATCCGGGAATAAATGCATTCCAACATACTGCATAACAGCTTTCCACTGTCTTTGCCCTGCTTTTAACAAATCTTCGATGTGAAATTCTATACAAGCGTTGTCTATTAAATCCCGTACAGTTGATGTGTATATCTGTACTGTACCTAGGTCCACTATAAGGGTTGTAAGATCTACATTCTCTACACTCTTTACATCCTGCATATACTTTTCGCACCTCCAATCCGTTTTATTTCTCTCTGCTTTTGGTATACACTATTTTCGGGCTTAAAGTCAAGGCTTAATTTTTTACAGTGGTATTATATACTTACGCCGCGCGCGCATGCGGATATACACTTGCTATACATCTATAGGCTTTGTATATTGTGTATTTTAATCTCTTTCAAAGAGAACGAGAGAACTATATTCTTTCTCTTACTCTTACTCTTTCTCTTATCGGACATCATGAGGACATAAATAGGACAATGTCCTCGCCTTGCGGCTATATATCGACCTATTATAACTAAGTCTATCGTTGTTTATAAAAATTTAAGAAAAGTTTTATAGTTTGTTTACTGTTTTTCGGAGATTTTGTAAGATATGCCCGGACGCGTTGTTGATTTTTGGATATGGCAAAAAAGAAAAAGGCAGCCGGAAAAACTGCCCTTTGTTTGCGAATTATAAAACATATTGGATAAAGTACGGCTTTCCGCCAATCTCGACAACTCCCCAATCCTGCGCCGGCTCTTTGGTGTCGATCATGTTCTTGATTGCTTCTCGTTCCCCTTTCTTGACTTTCGCCTTTGCTCTATTCCTTTGATCTGTCATTATAATAGCACACGTTTATCACTTTTACAAGTGATATTTTAAAAATTTTAAATTTTCTTTTTCTGCTCCAATTCCTCCGGTGTCTCTACATATATAAATATGTCTTTTGGCTGCATATCCAAGATTAAGCAAAGGCTGTTTAAAGACTTTGCACTTATATTGGTATCCTCATTTTTTATTTTTTTTAACGTCTCTTGGCTAAGTAATCTCGTAGTTTTAGCCTTATACATATTAAAACCGGCACGCTCCAGCGCGTCCCCTACATTAAACTTGTATTTTAGCATTGTTTGTTATCCCTCCTTAATGTGATCTTATAAATCTACTATATAATAAGATGTTTTTAAAGTCAACAAAAATATTACTAAAAAAAGTGATAAAAGGTATTGACTATCACTATGCAAAGTGATATTATAATGGCAACAAGAGAACAGAATAAACGAAAGCGAGGAAAACAACATGAAAATAGTAAAAATTGAAAACAACAAAATTTATAGCACTTCTACACTTTGTGACAGAAACGACACTTTTGAAATCGTGGAAAAAATCCCGGTTGGCTTTTTCGTCTGGAATATCGGTGAAAACATGGGAACGCATGAATATATTCCGGTTTGTGAAGATTTACGCCCAGAAGACAAAGATAATTACGAAATTAACACGGCAACGCTTAAAGCCGTAAAAGTTGCACCGGATGAATGGGAAAAACTCAACAAAGCGACATCTTGTGGAGTTGGAAACCTTAAGCAAGCAGAAAAAGCCCTAAAGAGCAAACGCCACGGCTACACGTCCGACAGAAAAAGAGCTGCCGCAGAACTCACAATTGAAATTTTCCGCAGAATTTGCGAATAGTCGAAACCGCCGCCCGGCGGTCTGTAGGAACTGCCCCACCTGCACTGATGAGACAGGGCACACAATGAAAGGATGGTAGATATTATGAAAACAATTAAATTAAATGATGAAATTTTTAAAGAATTTCACATCATCAAAAAATCAGAATATGACAAGATATGTGAAGATTATAAAAGCACTGCTATTTTCGACAAGAAAATAAAATGCGCTTTTCTTCCCGGATACGGAACAACATTATTCTTTGAAAACATCCAGTTTGTAATTATAAACGACAATGAACCAACAAAAAAATATGCGATTTGGAGAAATCACAATGTTATAGGCTATTGCGATATAACAGAAAAAGCCGCAAAACACGCAAACGGCGCAAGTAATGCAAAGTTTTTCTTTGGTTTTGACAGAGTTACAAATCCAGAAAAATATTAGTACTCTTCCCCACTGCTGGTGGCGCAGGTTCATGACCTAGGGGCGGAATTTCTGCAATAACGAAACGGAAACGGCGTAATACGCGCCATTTTTCGCGTGCTTGGTGCATCCGTTCCGGTTCGATTCCGGGAACGCGGACTACATGGAAACTGATTTCCATGCGCAAATTGACAAATAAACACAAATTAAGGAGGTATAAGTGTATGACCTACGATATTAAAGCCGATCACAACGGGCAAGCCGTGCGCCGGGTGGCGTATGGGGATATGCAAGCATGGTTAATTATAAACCAATTATCGCGTGACGGATGCAAAAATATCTGCATGAGTGAACGCGGAACGTCTGGAGGTTGGAAAGATGGGAAAATATGAATATATCGGTAAAAGGGAGATTTTGCGCCGGGTGTCTGCCCTTGGCTATCCGATGACATCCGGCAAACTTTACAACTATTCAAGATTTGAAGGCGTGGAGTGGCTAGAATCGCCAGAATTAAAAATAACCGCCCAGCGTGGCGGTGACTGGTTGCAGATTACACAGACAACCTACAACGCAATCACAGAAGAGCCAGAGCATACAACGCAGACATACTGCAGTTACAGCGACGACGGTTACAAAGAAAGCTATTGACTTGTTGTTTCTGTTATGATAGCCTCTAAATGTATATGTATTATTCCCAATAACCCATATACGATTATGTTTAGCGGTGCACCACCCCTCAAACCATGGCGCACCGCATCAATCTATTAAAGTTACACATCTTGAGATAATTGCACGTTTGTTACACGTTTTTGGAAATCCGTGAAAATGGAATCTCGACCCTAAAACGCTACCCCAGGGGGGGTACAAAAAAATTACGAAATATTTTTTGGGGCGCGGGAAAAATTTTCTTTCATCAAAAACCCGCCTAACTGGCGGGTTTTCTTATTTCTTCTCTTTCATTACAATTTCTAAATCAAGCCCCAATGCATCCGCAATCTGCCGCATTTCCTTTTCTGAAAAGTTGTCACGTTTCATTTTTTGCGAAAGATTTTGTGAGCTGGTGTCAATAAGTCTTGCTAGATCGGTCACTCTTAATTCCTTTTCAATAAGCGTATGTTTTACGATTTTTGCAAACAATGTACCGCCTCCTCTCTCTTGACGTGTTTCAATAATATCATAAATAAATTTATTATTCAATTATTTAATTACAAACAATACTTGACAATCACAAAATAAACCGTATAATGTAATTAAAGAGTTACAACAGTAATTGATAAGTTACAGAAAGGGGCACAAATATGGCACAAATAGAACAAACCATCACTACTTTAGAGATTGCAGAAATGATGGAAATGCGTCACGACAGAGTTTTAAGAAAATTGGAAGGACAGGATGTAAAGGGAAAACATACTGAAGGAATCATTGAAATTTTGACTCACCACAATTTAGGTGCGAGTGATTATTTCATTCCATCTACCTACAAAGATGAATCCGGAAAAGAAAACAAGTGCTACAAAGTAACCAAGTTAGGATGTGATTTTCTTGCGAACAAATTCAACGGAGAAAAAGGCATCGTATTTACTGCCCGATACGTGAAACGTTTTACCGACATGGAGAAAGCCATAAAGAAACCACAGGCGGCATTGCCGAAAATGATGACCCATTTGCAGATTGTTACATTGCAAAACAGCAATTGGACGCATCACGCGGAGCGTGGTTCAGAAAAAATAATTGGAAATTAAAAATTATCATGGAACAGTTTGGGTGGACGAGAAAATTTTTATATCACAAGATTCTCGTGGAGCTATCTGACATTTACGGCTTAGAACTTGAAGAAAAGTTCTACGTGCAGAGGTTTGGCTATAGACCAGAGTACAAATTGGACTTGTTGGATGGCAGTAAAAGTCTTGCCAGACTTGCGACAGGATATATCAACTATTTATTAACAGAAGAAGGAGACTACTAAAATGGATGAATTTATTAAAATTGTATGTTCAAGTCAGCTTGACAATGAAACCGGAAATGCCTTTGTTGAATACTTCTCACCCTTAACAGAGAAGCTAAAAGGGTTATTAAGTGAAAATTTATATTCAGAGTTCGAGGAACTGCTTTTTAGTTGCTGTGCAAAGAATAATGATTTTTACATGACGGAAGGCGCAAAACTCGCTATAGAAATAATGAAAGGTTCTTACATTCCGAAAGTCTGACACAATTCCGGCGGCGATTCAAACCGCCGGATTTATTTTTGCCCTAGCGCAACGAAATTTTCTTTCGTGAAAATCAAAGACCGCGCCGAATAATCGCTTTTGCTCAACTCTTCTATCAGCTTTTCCCTAGTCATTTCCGGATTCGTCCGGTGCACGTACTGTAAGAGTTCTGAAATTTTATCCATTATGCAACCTCCATAAGTTCAATCAACAGTCTGTCTGCTATTTCAAATACTTCTCTTCCGTATGTAGCCAAGAAGTCTGATACAATTTCCTCTGTATCAATATCCATGTATACGTTATACGAAAGACAGAACGCATGACATAATTCGTGGCATAACACGCGGTCAATGAATCTTCCGCGTAGATCATCCGCAAGATATATCGTTTTCGTGTCCCTGTCGGTCATGCCTACCGTTCTGCTTCCATCACTTCTCTGTAGCATATCACTGTAACGCGATACTTTGACCAAATTCCAAATTTCATTGTTTATCGTGAACAATTTACCACCTCACAAACAAAGAGGGCAAAATGCCCTCTCTATTACATTTTTGTTACAAGCGTAGTCAGTTTTGTCTTGGTCAACTGTTTCTCTTCCGGGGACATACCGGAAAACAGTTCGGTCACATCTTCCGAAAGAGATTTCATGTACTTTTCGAGTTCTTTCATCTTTGCGTCCTTATCTTCCGGTGAATTTCCGTTATGCATTTCCTTTGTCTCCATGTAACTTCTCCGGCTCATACCGGCTCTGCCCTCTCTTGCATCGTGAGTACCGGTACTCATGCCGTTATTTCCGCTCATAGGCTCTGAATAATACATCTTTCCCATACTCATTCGGTCAAGGTCTCTCATTCGGTCGTATTCCGGCATATTTTCCCATTCGTGGTAATCTTCCGGCATCTGATGATAATATGGAGGTTCTACATATCCTCTGCGTGTTCCGCGTCCTTTCGGTGCGAATCTGCCATTTGAGTACCGGTACTCATTGTAGTATCTTCTTCCCGGATAATCTCCAAATTCTTCCACCATGCGCATGATTTCTTCATCTTCAGACTTTTTCATTGCTTCAACAATGTTATAGTCTTTGTCAAAGCATACGATGTTCTTTGCAATCTCCGTCCAATCCTTGAGATCATCAAGGTTTTGTCCCTCAAAATTCTCAATTCCAATGCCGTCAACGTGGGCTTTCACGCAATCCATAATCTGTTTCGCAAACTTATGCATAATATCAAGCCTCCCTTACTGCAATCAAATTACTGTTCTGAACCTCGATAGCCTGCGTGGATGTATTCTGCACGGCTACGGTACTGCAACAGCCACAAGGTACATCCACGTATGCTTGAGCTGAAACGTTAAATAAATTTTGTACTGCTGCCGGTGTTACAATCATTCGTGTTGACTGTAAAGGCTCTCCGTCTACTGCAATGGCAAGCGAAATAGCTCCAACTGTACCGCCTGTAGGTATCTGAATGTTGCCGGAATACGATACCAAAAATCTTGCTTTGCACTGATTAGTGATACCTCTTAACTTGATAATTCCGCTTCCCTGTCTGTGTACAATACATTTTGTTCCGTTCACTGCTGTTTCTGTGAATGCCACATCTTCTCCAGCGGCAACGGTTTGTAATGCAATTCCTGTTACTTCCATTATTTTTACCTCTCTTTCATAAAAATAAGGGCAAACATTACAGTCTGCCCTTTGATTATAAGTAATACTGCTTAGCAGACATGATCGAGTTAAACTCAATTAAGATACTCAATTATTTAGTTTTAGCAGCCACATCCTGTGTTGCATCCACATCCATATGCATAAGCATTTGGGTTAGGTACGACATATGCCGGGATTGCAGCCGGATTTACTGCATTGATAATCTGCTGTGTCTGAGCTGCCATCTGAGTTGTAAGTAATGCACTCTGACGATCCTGTGAAGCCGCTCTGCGAAGGTCATTATTTTCTGCCTGTAAGCTAGAGATTTTCTCATTGCAGAGATAATCAAGAATAGCGCGTGTTCCTGCATTCTGACTGTCGATAATGTCTCTCGTGTTGCTGTTCATGGTGTTCTGCAACGCGCAAGTGTTAGTTGCCATGTTGTAGTTTACGCCTTGGATAGCTTCTCTTGTTTCACAGCAACAGTTTGCAAGCTGTGACTGTAATGCGTTTGTATTCTGCATATTAGCGACTGTATCAGCGTTGATAGCCTGCTGAATTCCGAATCCGGTCTGCAAAATGTTTGTGTTGATGCCGTTCATGCCTGTTTGCACTGCATAGAATCCGTCACAAAGTCCGTTTGTAATGCCGTCAAGTTTTGACACAACCGCCTGATTATCAAATCCGCGCTGGATTTCGCTTCCGACACCACCATTCATTCCGTTTCCTCCGAATCCGTTACCGAATCCGCCCCATCCGAAGATGGCGAAGATAACGATAATGAACCATAACCATGAGCCTTCTGCGCCCCATCCATTGTTATTTCCGTTTCCGTCAATGTTCGCAACAAGTGGAACGGATGCACAATTACCTGTGTTAAACATAGAATTTACCTCCATAATTCATTTTTTATATACATAATCTTGCAAGAATTAGTATCACATTCCTAATTGGCTTTTAAACGACTCAAAAGCCTTATCTGCGTCAATTCCCTTTTCTTTGCACAAATTCCTAGCCATCTGTTCGATGCCCTTGGAATCTCCCTTTTGTGCCATTTGCATAGCATTGCGCGCCATAGGGTTGTTCATTACGCTGTTATTCCCCATCATTTGTTGCAAAAACTGCTGTGGGTTTTTCATTCCCTGTAACATCTGCATAGGATTCATTAAGACTCACTCTCCTTTTGTGTTCGTGAAGATTTTCTTTGCGTTTGCGAAGATAACTTATCTTCCAACTCTTCCATCTTTCCAAACAAGCAATCCAATTTGTCAGTAATAGCCTTTGTCGCATCATCAGACAGCCCTATTTCGATTTTTTTATCGTCACTCGAAGAATCTGCCATCTGCTCATTAAAAGGCTTGTAAACGGTCTTTCTTATTGTTCCATTGGCATCCCATTGTTTCGCAACGATTGCGCTCATGTCTTGCATCGGAAAAAACGCAACACTTCCATCCATAGGCACATCATTTGCCATGATTGCTGATTCCGACTGCACCACTTTTCCTTGGATTCCAAGAAACTGCGGTTGCATCTGCGGAATCTGTGGCTCTGGCTGTTGAAACCTCTGCATTGGGTTATACTGATAAGCGGCATAGCTTGGGTTTGGGTTAAATGCCATATTCTGATTTTGCATCTGATACATTCTCTTCCTCCAATACTTCCTTGATTGCGTGAATCATTGCTGACTGATACACGAGCGGAACCTTTGACACATCTTCTCTTGTTAAGATTTTTTCAAGAATTTCATCTGTAAATAACATTCCGTATCCCTCCTATGCTTATATTTTTGCATAAAAAAATACGGTTCTTCCGCAAAAAATAAGCAGAAAAACCGCATAAAAAAAGAACGCCCAAAGCGTTCCAAGTCTACCATTTTCAGAAAAGAATCTAAAGCACTTGCGCAGACTCCTTTCTTTTGTGTTCAGTTTTTGAGTACCATTTTGAGTACCAAAGTTTTTAAGACGCCGCAAACACAGTGTTTACGCGACTTTTAAAACAGTCCGTACGGGAATCGAACCCTAAAGTAATTGCCTTGAAACGACTTAAAATAGCCATTCTTTCAATTTTTCTTTGAGTACCTTTGAGTACCAGAGACTCATAATGCTTCAATCAAGTCAAGTTCCTGTCTCTTTTCCTCAATTCCGGTACGATCAAAATAATAATGATCTTTTGTGCAACTAATGTCTGTATGCCCCATAGTATCAAGAATTGTGGACTCTTTCACTTTTCCGTCAAGAAGAATGCTTCCGTATGTCTTTCGAATTTTGTGCGGAGATTTCACTTTCATTCGCAGTTCATGTTCGCAGATATACCGCAAACGTTCACGAAAGTTGTAGGATTTCAGCCTTTCTCCGTCTCTCTCGAATAGATATTCCCCGAAGGGATTTCTCTTTCGTACTTCATCAAGAATCCATTTGTACTTATCCGGCAATATGGCAAATCGCAATCCGGCTTCTGATTTTGGAAAATCTTTGACTTCATAGTGAAAACCATCATCATCCCGGTAACGAGTCTCTGTAGAATTGATTGCAACCGTGTAATTTTCAACGTCTTTCCGCTTTAATGCCGACAATTCCCCGACACGGACTCCTGTCTTGAACATGAATAGCAATCCAAGATTCACGATATCCAAGTGATTCCTTAAGTACATCTCCATTCGTTCCTTTTCATCCGGCATATATACTTGGTCTTTTGCTTGTCGAACTACGTGCTTAAACGCTTTTGGCGATATATCCATATCTTTCAGCGTGTATGTAATGGAAAACTTGACATACTTCTTTCGCTTGGCATACTTGAAAATTCCATAGATAAGTGTCCGGAAGTTCGAAAATGCCTTGGAAGTCATGTCGAAATCATGAATGCTGTTTCGTATAAACGTTTCAAGATCGCATTCATCTACGCTTTTAATCCTCTTATCCTTTATGCCGTCAAAGTATCTCTGAAAGTCCATTAAGTATCTGTCATAGGTTGCCCTGCTAATTTCTTCAAGTTCCAGCTTTTGTGAAATCCAACGGTTGAAGATTTCCTCTACTGTAGGGTCATCCTCTTTCTCTTTCCAATAATCAATAATCTTCTGCTCGACCGCTTCTCTGCGCTTTGCCTTGATTTTCCGTCTGCCTTTTACTTCATCCGGCAGATATGAGTACCAGTTCTCATCCTTTCCTTGATAGATTTTATAGGGGTTTTTGTTGAGTAATTTTTCTCTCTTTTGCATAGTGACTTGTTTCTGCACAAGTGCTATGTCGAGAATACCACTATCAACGGCATATTTCAACAGTTCTTTTTCATCCAATCAAATACCCCCGTTCTTTCTATTTTATCTTTTATATCTCTCACTCTGTACTCTATCGTTCTTAGTGATAGATTTTCTTTTGTGGATATTTGCTTTTGTGAAAAACCACGGCAGAGAAGAGAGAAAATCCTCTCCTCTTCTTCCGTGAAATTGGCATTTTCTTTGATTTGTTCAAGTTCTGGCTTAATGAATTTTGTAAATTTCATAAGCCATTTCTCCTTATTTTATTGGTTGATATTTAAGTTTTTAAACATAGCACACATAACATCTACGACAATACTGTTTCCGAATTGCTTATACAACTGCGTATTACTGTTTACTGCTGCCATTTTTTCAATATCTTCATCAGATACACCCATCAGCCGTCCGCACTCTCTCGGTGTTAGCTTTCTGATACGATATTGTGTAGCAATATGGCTATTTGCATATACGTGTGTGCCAGCTACAAGATTAGCAGATATGCCGTTATCAGAAACAACTGTACCGCATTGGGATCCATTACTTGATATTTGACCGACCTTTTCAATTCTAACAACTTCTTGGTTTTGCGCGGTTAATGTAGGGCAAGTATTGCCTTTGTCTTGCACCCTTCCTCTTCTTGTTTTGCTGTTAGGATAGCTTGCGTCAAAGCAACCGCCTATTTCGCATTCAATAGAGCCGTCCTTTGTGGCTTGTCTAATTTTTACGTTTTCAAGCACCAAATTGTCTTTCTGCACACTCGTTAAGCAATTACTTGTACCTTGCATATTTACTTCTAATCTCTGCTCTGTCGGGCTTTCCACAGTTCTATCTGACGGATTATCGGGATTTCTGCCACACATAGCAACTATTGTGTTATCCATTTGTCCTATTACCTTTACATCTGCCATTACTTCAATCACTCCACTACTTGTTTTATTGGCTCTTAGGGTAGGACAAATCCCCCCCTAAGTACCTTTTCGCCACCGAATTTTTCACTTTCAAAAAGCACTATTCCGATAGCGTCTGTTAATTTTTCCATTCAATCACTCCATTGCTTCCATAATTATCAAGGCCTTTATAATCTCTTGCCCTAAGAGTTACGGCTACATCAATCTGTTTGTCTGCCGTCTCTCCCATATCCTTTAACAACCAAGTTTCCGTCTGACCGCAAGTTTGATATTCCGCAGTCATATTTTGCTTTGATACAGTTTGCAACTTCTCTTTGTTGTGGTTTATTGATTGTTCCGTCAACGCAAGTCTGTCTGTCTGTCTGTCTGTCTGTCTGTCTGTCTGTCTGTCTGTCTGTCTGTC